GTGTATTGACCATTACAAACAAACACACCACGTCGTTGAAATATTACGCTCGTTTTAATACCCCTGTGAAGAAATAAGGTATCCCCATGGCTGATATTACCACAGATAAGAAGCCTGGGTATTACGGCGGTGCAATCACGGTTAACATTACTTTCCCACCTAACGTACGAAAGGCAATTATTACCCGTGACGATGTATCGCCAGTGTTCTCGGAAATTATCGCTTACGACAAAGATCCCAACACACAGGTCCGGCGTCCATTCTTAGCCGTAACACAAGACGGGCGCGGAAACGTTGTTTACGATGGGGGTTTCCCTAAGTACTATAACTCCAACGTTAATGCTGCTCCTGTACCAACGACCTTCGCTCAACTGAATGGTTCGTGTAAGTTCTTTCACAACGCACTAAAGTTCTGTGCTAACCCGACCAAGGTAGCGTCGGGAAATAACAAGATCCTTATTGTGGGTAACACCGTCGCTGGAGACAGCTTCAACCACAAATACAGCATGAAGAATAACATCGGCCCATCCAACCTCCAAGGTTCAGGTATGGCCGATTCGTGGTTGCCAACTGTTTCTATTGCCGGATTTGTCGCAACGGTAATGGGTGCGGATGATTTCGCAAACAACCAGATTGATCTACCGTTTTCATTCCTGGATCAATTTTGCATGGTGGTATTCCTGTCATCGTATCCGATCTACGATCAGACTTCACGTATGACTGCGCGAACTCCTGCGGAAGTAGCAACTTACCGTGCCGCTGGTAATGGGTTATTCATCATTACGGATCACTGTGGTGACGTGTACAGCTCTGTAGCTGACGCGGTTGCTCGGCGCACTGTCTTTGCATCAGATGCTATTCTGATGGCTGCTCCTTATGGAGCATACTTCTCAGGCAACTACGATCGTACACCTGTATTAGTTGGGGATATCCGAGCAGAAAATGGAGATCACCCACTCTTTGCTAACATTGGCAACGATGAATACATCATCGGGATGGTCTCCGAATCTATTGTATTTGTTGATGACCATGCAGCTGACGCAGTGAACCCAGCAGTGGTACAGACGTATAACCTGACAACTGCAGGTACACATCGGCTTAACCCGTTAGCACAAATGAACGATGGCTCAATTATTGTTCGGCCTTTCCGATATGACCTGATTGATCCTTCAAATCTACTGTTGCAAAACACCCGTGGACAAAACATGGGACAAACGGTATCTACGGTCAAACGGGCTTTTGACTTTAGTTTGCTTTACAACGTGGCTAACCCACCAACTATGACTGGACGCATTACCCGTAATGGTGAAGCACATGGCACCTTCCAGTTATCAAACAACGTAATGACCGCTAAGTGGTGCTCAGGAACTAACTCCTCCTTTAACTACTTGCCAACCGACACAATTGGATTTTCAATTGAGTTACCGTTTATTTACAACGTTGAGTCAGTTGTACAAAACCCAGATGTATCAGCTGTTAAATCCGGTTATACACAAGTGGCAGGATTGGGTAAAGCGCTTGTTGCTCTACCGGAATATGCAGGGCTAACAAAAGTAGAGGCCGTGAAGCAATTCTGGCAACATGCCAATAAGTTATTCCGTGATGCGGATGAAACTACAGGTAATGCTTTTGGTTTGTGGCCACGTGTATTGACTCGAATCAATCGAGCACTGACGGGCATCCCTGGGTCCTGTAATTTATGGATCGCTACTAACGCAGCAGATTGGGCAGCTAATAAACCAGCTAACCCAACTCAAGCAGATACCGTAATCCAAGCGGACAATAACACTGTTTACACCTGGTGGGTAAATGATGGCGTTGGCTCATGGGTAACCAGTGCTAGTAAGGCAGCAGCTTTCTTTTATCAAGGACGTAAGGTTGTTGATAAACGTGGCACCGGTACTTGGGTGATTGGTGCGAATAGCACTACCAAGATCTAATGGCATAAAGCCTTCCCGTTGGGGAAGGCTAATATGTCATTTCAAGCTGCGTTGCTGATCAAACAACAGAATCGTGTTATGAGTTAACACAACATGAAAACGTTGCTTAGCCAGAGAAGCAGACAGCAGTGCTACCGCTGTGCGATGATCGATTGCTTCTTCTACTGCTGGTACTTCAGCATTACCCAGCTTCGCATTGCCCTTAGAGGTAGGACGCTGTCTCAGACGCCACTTCCGATCAGAACGGATATTGTCTTGTTGTGCCTTACGGAACATCAGGATCAATTGTTCTGCCAGCGTATCAATGTCATTCAGTTGGGCATCAGGAGAAGCCAAATGAAATGCTACACGAGCCAGTTCAACGTGAGTGGAGTTGTTATCGATGATCTCACGAACCGATGGATCGATGTCCAGTGCACGGATAACAATAGTGACTTGATCTTTGTTACGCAGGATCTCAACCGTACGGATGAAATCAGTCATACCGAATTGACGTTCAACTGCGGTCATCTCATCAGCCAATGTATCAAGTTCCTCTTGATCAACTGGACCCGAGTGACGAGAGAAAGCAAACATCAGATCAGCAAGTGTAGCGTGTGGATAAGACGTAGACATCAGCAACCGCAGCAAAGTCTCAGGACGGTTCTTACGGTTAGGGCGTGACGTCATTCGTTTGTAGTTGTTTGACATGAGGAGGTTCCATAAAGGTATTTAAGCCAACCCTTCCTTAACTAAGAAACTGTCACGAATTGCTCGTGCGTCAAAAAGGGCGTTGTGAAGAATTTTTGACTTCTTGGCAGATAGATCGTCATCGACAATAAAGTTCAATGGTTGGATCATAATCCACTTGCCCATGCCTAAGTCTAAGGCGCGGGAGAAGTAAGCGATATCGTTGATGTGATCTGCAATAATCGTCATGCCAGGGAACTGATCTACAAACGTTTTCAACTTAGCATTAAACTGCTCAGTTGTGATTGGTGCTTTCTGTAAGATCGGAATGACGTTAGCTTTTACCCACTCATCTGTAATGAGGGAGTGCGGCAGGACTTCGTAGAATTCTCGTTGTCCATCTTCACTGACTAAGGCAGCAGAGATTAACGTACGAGTAGCATCTTCGAACTCGCAGTCGAGGAAAAAGTTCATGTTGGATTCTCTTGATTGAATACATATTAATAGGATGCAAAATAAAGCCTCCCCGAAGGGAGACCCATTAATGTGTCAACAAGTTCTTGAGAATCTGACAGGCAGCTAACACTTTACCACGAGTGCTACGTGTGAAGATATCATACCGCTCACCAACCTTTTTAGGGTTATTGCTGGCCAGCATTAAATTCAACACGTACTCATCCATTTTGATGTTGTTCAATACAAACAACGCTACTTCGTGGTCCCACTTACGACTCACTACCATACCGGCTCTAATATACCTTACTGCAAGGTCATGGTCGTATCCGAGTGCCTTGAGCCAGGTTAAGCGCCCTTCCGTGTAGATACCGCGAGTCCGAGCATTTGATGGTACGGCGACAATATAACCAGTGCCAGGGCACCGGGTGTCGCCAATGGTGCGAATGTTCCAATCGCCCAGCATCCGTGGAACTTCAGACAAGACGTCTGCCTTTCCATAATATCCGATCGGTAAGCCCTTACGAGTTTGCTCATCGATCTGTTGGACAGTGTTATGCGAGATTACCATGACCCCCTCCTTATATGGGGATTCTTTTATGCTACATGAGATTGAACAGGAATCCCTAATCATGTAAATGAATGGAGGTCCTATGAAACACGAATCATGGCTTGAAAGAAACTTACCGATGGTCGCAGTTACTGGCGGTTCCCTATTAGCATTAGCCACTATGGTGGGTACCGCTATTGTAATGTCAAAGATGTCAGATCAGATTGATGAACTGAATGAACGACTCGATAATAACACAGGTTGGTTATTAGAGGAAGTCATCGCAGTTGGTCAAGATGTAAAAGATATACGAGACGAGCTAGACCAATAAAAAAAAATTAATGGAAGGCCTACCCCGAAGGGTAGGCCATTTTGCCGTTAGGCCTGGTAAATCTTTTTCTCATTGTAAAGCGCCCAGAGCGCCTCACTTACTCGCTCCTTAACCCAGGAGGAGTAATAGCCATCTTCGATGGCTCCGTATGACCGTCCGAATAGGACAGACGATACGCCCTCATCCCAAGTACGCTCGGGTGTATCCGAGGTACTTGCTTCTGCCTTTAAGCCGGGCAGGGCGGCTTCCAACTCACCGCTAATCTTAGCGATGGATTGGTCGACAATCTTTCGATCATCGTTGAAATCTTTGGCGAATTTCAGTGCTACGCCGAGCACGGTACCAATTACCAGGGTAACGCTGGTTTTAACAACACTCATTTGAAGCTCCTTAGCTTTTTTGACTGAATTGTCAGGAAAGTAATATAGCCCTTTAAATGGTTTAAATAAAAAAATAAGGCATATTGGCTACCCCGAAGGGTAGCCTTTATGTCATTCCATCAGGAAGGGTAGTTCTAATGCAAGCAACACTACCCACAAAATCTTGCAACCCAAATGCAGCCATTGATCAGTGTTGAAACTAATCTTCCGCTCACACGATAACCAGTCAATAGTGGTATGGCAAACAAATTCAGCTAAGGCCAGAACAAAAGAACTGGTCACCATGTAAACAGGTAACGCATGAATCAACCCGTGTTGCGGCAACACCCACTTCCAATAAATCTTACCAACAGCAGTATTACGGTTTTTGGCTTGCGATACGAATTCACCCTGCCAAGGATAATCCGCAAGCGCATGACCAATGCAAAGTAGAAAGAACAATTCGATGTAGGGTGAAACAGCGAGCAGGGCGTCCATGGTTATCTCAGTAAGAAGTCTTCGGGTTGATACCAGCTACACGATCTTCAGGGGTATAACAAAAGTGATCGGTGCAGTATAGGGTCATGCGATTCGGTATATATTTCTTCAGGTCAGTAAACGACATCACTCGACCCATGTAACTGCACTCATTTCCAGCATTGCACCAGACGTCGTATGAGAGGCTATCTTTGTCTTCCGGTACATAGACGCCATCTGGCATGTCATTGTACTCAGGAAGGACCTTGATAGCTCTGATAGGGTATTGGTTGGCTTGCGGTCCATTGCCGTACTTCACAGCGGTGATTTGGTCGTTAAGCTTGGTCAGGTAGAACCCTTTTGGGATATACCAATAACCTGTACCCTTGTCTTCAAACTTCCCACGAGGTTCCCCGTAGTTGGTAGCGCACTTACCTTCAATACACAGTACTTCATCATACAGGCGAACAAAGAATGCGTCCTTTACATCACCCTGCATCGTGGCTACGCCGATCTCTCCCTCTTCAGGATAGAGAGCCCAGCCACAGAAACCGAACGAAGCATTTTTCTCAAACGTACACGGTGCAATCTTGGGTACGAACTTCGAGTAGAACACTGGGACCCCTACGTAACGTAAGGGCTCAGCAGCTTGAACACTAAATGAGAACAACAAAACCAACAATGCGATTAAACGGTACACAAATTATTCCTCGATAGCACGAAGGCCAATTTTACCTTTGGTATTATGGACACTGAACCCTGGCAGAGAACCATTTGGAGGACAGACGAAGAGTTGTTCATTATAACCGGTGAACCATTTAATGATTGCGTCAGCTGCACCTTGAACATCGGTATTGTCAGTGACTCTCAAGATGATTGGTGTTTCACCGTCGGTCTCGAATTCCAACACGAGCTTGTCCAGTGCCAGGGCACCGTGCATATGAACCGACATTATGGAACTACTGTAGGTTGCACACCCACGAAAGAAGAAGCCATTACCAGCTTGTCTTAATGTAACGACCATCGCATCATTAGCCGGTTTAGCTTCAACCGCTTTGATAATTTCAAGCATTGCCACTAAACGAGAACACGTAGCCAACATCATATCTTCACCTCACGGAATAAAGCCTCCCCGAAGGGAGGCGTTATGTTTGTTATGCTTCGTCTTTTACAACGACAGTTTTGAGCAAGCCGTAGTACTTACGGAACTTAGCTTGTGTCTCTGTGAAACGGTCCTGCCGATCTGCCTTGGTGTAAGACAGATATACGTCACGCCGTTTGACTTTCTCCAGAGTGACTAAAGTTTCCTGGCCGTTCTTCGTGGTACTGAATGTACGACCAATGTATTCGTTCAGGTCCTCGGATTCAGACACTGGAACAGTTACGGTTTTCTTACTGGCTTGCATTTGTAGTCCTTGTTATGCTGCTGCTTCGGTAGCAGGTTCTTCAGCTGGAGTTACAGAGCGGTCACGGATGAGATCCATTTGGTGACCGTAGTGGAAGATGCTGTGCATGTTGGTACGCAGTTGCGCACGGTTCTGGCCCAGGAACAGAGCAGGGTCTTGCATCTGGTTGTAAATGGACAGTACATAGGATCGTGCGATTGGCAGATACTTCTCGACTTGTTCTACGTCATGGTTGAACAAAGCAGGTACCAAGTTCTCAGCCAGAAATTCTTCAACCGCGGCTTTCAGATCGAATGGCTTTTCTTCAACAATCGGTTCGAGTGCTTTCAGTTCATCTGGAACAGCCATGTCTGCAACAGGTGCAGCCAGTTGCTTAGCTTCTTGTTCAGCGAACTCAGCAGCTTGTTTCTTAGCTGCATCCAGTTGTGCTTCGATCTGAGCTACGATGTGATCAGCCAGTTCTTCTGGAGACTTGGTAGCATCCAGGGTGATGGTAGTTGGATGCTTCTGGAACATCTTGTACGCATCGGAGGTAGCTTGCAGTTCTTCAGCAGTGCGCGATTCGTATGCATCTAGATCACGACCAGCCAGACGTTCTTTACGGACAGCATCATCATCGATGTTGAGCAGGAAAGTAACCGGTTCAACCACATCACTTGCAACGTGTGGCATGGTATCCATGAACAGCTGATACAGTTGCTCTTCTTCTTTGATGTACGGCATGACATTGAGAGCCAGTGTCGACATGAAGAAGCGTTCGCACACAACAACCTTACCCGAATGAAGTGCGGGCAGGATTACTTTTTCGATGTGTTCTTTGCGGTAAGCTTGATGCAGCAGGATGTGAGTTTCTTTCTCCAGCGGTTGTTCACGCTTCATCAACAGTTGTTGACGGAGAACACCACCGAGTTCAGTACCACCAGGTTCGAAAGTGTGTACGTGTGGGATACCTTTGATTTCCAGTTGCTTAGCTACCAGCTTTGCAACAGTACCTTTACCTACGCCTTCGTCGCCTTCCAGGACAATGAACGGAGCAACGAATTGAACATCTTGAGTCATTAAGTACAGCCTCTTGTATAAAAAAGAAATGAGCTATGGGTCCCGAAGGACCCACGCTTTACAGCAGTGTTCCTATTCTATTATCAGAACAGGTATTTCTTTATCAGTACGGAACCATCTCACCCGACACCATACGGTGACGACCTTTCTTGGTTGTCGGTTTGGTGTACTTCAGATTGATGCGGGTATAGTCAGGGAATGCACGTTTGATGTTGGTGCGCAGCAGATAAGCAACCTGGTTATCATCGATACGACGATAGCTACCAGTTTTGCCAGATGCACCGGACGTTTGATCGCTACCCGAATAAACCAGGCTATCGCGACCATTGTAATAAGCATAAAGCTTAGTACTGCCCAGAGTGATCGTGACTTCAACCATACCGCTACGGGTTACACGGACGTTATACACGCGCCCATCAACAGTGACGTTGCGCACAACATTACCACTGTTACCACGACTGATGGATTGCAGGTAAACACGCAATTTGATCAGCAGCTTTTCTACTGCCAAGTTTTCACGAGAGCTCATTCTTTTCCTTACCAATTTGGCAATGTACTTTCCAAGGACGGCCAGGGCATGCCAACATCACATGTCCACCCATCCAGTGTACGATTAGTTCAACTGCTCCACCGCGTGGAACATCAAAGTGTGCATTGTAAACGTTTCCATAGATCCGCTTTAAAGGGAACTGGCCTTCTAACACGATAGGCTCATATTCTCCTTTGTTATCGGTAATGAGAACATTCCATGCGTAAAGCTTTTGTTCAACATGTGAAACGATAATCTTCTTGATGCCAGCAGATCGTCGTTCCAACATCTCGTGCTTTTGTTTCATGTAGAGATGCATCTTATCGAGTACATCATCGACAGTTACATATTGCTCACGAAATGCTTTCGCTGAGGGGGACATGATTTGCACGGAGAGTTACCTTGACTGCAACGATATTGCTACGACCAACACGATCTGAAAAACGGATAGCTGCAGGTCGAGCAGTTGGATTCCCACCGAGATACATCATCCAGTCTTTATCAACAAAGAACAGACACGTACCATCCATGCTAATACCTTTAAACGATCGCATCGTCCTTTTCCTTTTCGCAAACATCAACACGCACGAGATTGCCGTGTTCAATTCGATCGGATAAACGACCAGCGGCCGCTTGTTGTGCCAAGGAACAGCCATTGTTAAACATGGCGTATTCTTCGGTGATGATAAACAGTTCAGCTCCCATCTTAAACCTCAGAAATCCAAATTGTCTGTCGGACCAAAACGCTCAAGATGGGCTGGCATATGATGCTTTTTCCATTCTTCGATCAAGCGCTGTTCATCCTCGATTTTGCGTGTACGCTCGTATTCACGAACTCTGACCGCTGAAGGACTGAGTTCAATCGGCCCAGTAACACGTACACCCAGAATCCCACGTTTACGCAAGCGACTAACAATCTTGGCACTCGCCATCGCTTCTTGCCTTGGTCGCGGTGGTCCCCAAGGATTCAGTTTGTACATCACTGGGTGACTCATATACCCACGGCGAAGTTCTGGATAACTATACCAGTTAAACCAGATACCGTAGCCAGAAGGGAGTTCGTTTTGTTCCTGCTTCAAGATGCGCTGAATGTACATGGAAGCCTTATCACGTTCCATGCCCACGATATCTGGTCTTTTCACTTTGCAGCCTTACGAGTTGATGTTAGCGAATTCGTCGCCCAGATACGACAGCACACGTTTGACGTCTGCTGTTTTGTGTTTGGTTTCGATTGCAACTACGGTGTGGTCTTTTGCTTCACGGTTGTACAACACACTTACGGTGGTTGCAGAACCTTGCTGATAGTTCAAGCCAACTTCCACTGCATCTGGGTTAGCTTTGAAATGACCAACAGCCAGATTACCGCCGACGTACATTACGCCGCCCAGTAATTCAGCATTGCCTTTTTCGATCTTCTTGTAGGTATCCGCAGATACGCCCAGTGGATCGAGAACCAGGGTTTGTTGCAGGTCAGCAGGGATCGTGTAGATGCCAGCATCGCTGATCGACATCTTTTCGTTCAGGCCATTCTTTTCAGCGTAAGCAGCAGCTTGGATTTTCGATACATCAGTCATTGCAGGTGTTTCCCTTGTGTGTGATTGCAGTACAGTGATATAGATCTGAGTTTCTTTCTACTCAGTTGGTTTGCATCAGTGGAGGTTCTTTCATCTCCACGATGATGCGTTCCATCTTTTCCCACCACTCGGGAGTAGTGAGCTGATTGGAGTTCTGGTACAAGACGCCTTGATGGGTAGTGATCAATTCAATACCGACACGATTACCATGCAGGCCGTAGATCGCACCAAGCTCGTCAATACCTACGTTGTAGCCACGGTTGATACCGATAACCAGTTCATCCATTTCTACCGATGTCCAAAGACGTCGTTCGGTATAAAGGCCATGCGTCTGGACAACAGCTTTCTGTCCGAATTCGCGAACCACCAATTCCTGGAATTGACGGAACTTCTTATTCATCACAGGGCCAAAACGAATAGAGCTCAAGAAACCTACCAGTTCCAAAGCACGTGCGTAACGTACTTGGTGATCACCAATGTTTTCATCGATCTTGGCTTGAACTTCCAGATTGTATTCCTGGTAAGGTACTGTATCTTTCGGGCGAAACGGTTGAGCAACAGGATGGTTCATTAATTGTCTTCCAGAGTCAGGTCAATGAAGATAGTCAGAACGGTCGTATCCAGATCAGGAGTAGACCAGATTACTTTGTAGCCAAACGTCTTGGCTGCACGGAGCAAGCTTTTTCGGATGAGGCGTTGTACGCCGCGAGGAAAGTTCCCGTCTTTGTACGTGAATTCAGTTTTTGGATCGGTATCCGTATCTTCATTCCAGTTCCAAATACCGTTGTTGTTGAGATGATCAACCAACGCACCCATGGTCTCACGAGCAAATTGCGCTTCGTGTGGATTCAACAGACCCAACGCACTGCGGTTAGCATTTGGCATACCGGGTATGTTAGCAACTGAAGTGACGCTATGGGTGGGTTGTTGAAACTGCGGATGACTTGGGTACTGCTGACCGAACTGTGGATTCATCGGCAACCCTGGGCCTGGCATGAAAGGGTAGTCGCTTGGGCCAGGAAACATAGGTAGGTTGTTACCGGGCATGCCACCACCCAGTTGCGAACCATAAACGTTGCTACGAATGAAACCGTTTGGTTGAGTATGTGATTTTGTGGTGATCAATGCTTCAGCACGATGACGATGTGGTAGTTTAACTAGATGCATCGGATCGTAATAAAGAATGTCTCCGAACGATACCAGTTCAGCTGTAGCGAACATGCGGTTCATTACCGCACGCTGAATCAATGCTGTATTCCAAGGAGAACCAATAACTCGCCATGCATGCCAGGCTGCTTTGCCTGTGGAATCATCTATACAGAGCAAATGGACCAATGTGCAACTACCGTCGTAGTGCTGATCATGCTTGAACGTGTATCCTGTTGCATTGAGCGCATTTCCTGCACGCAACAATTCAAAAGCACCAACAACACTCATGTGGTGGAACGAAGAAGTTTGCATCTGTTTATGACCATGCTAGTTAATATTCCTTTTAGTAATATAGATCTGAAAGATTTTGGAAACGACATAAAACCAACCCGTAGGTTGGCTATTGTCCATATAGGCCTTGCAGTGACATCCATCGTCCATTAGTCCACGTCCAGTAAACTCCACGGACTTGATACCCTTCACCCTCTTTAGGATTCTTAGGCAAGTCTTTAGTAGTGTCTAATGCACGTAAACCACCTTTAGCTACAGGTGAGTCATCAACCCAAATCGTAGCCCCCTGTTTATCCAAAGGTTTCTTTACGAGTTGTGGTAGTTCTTCTTCAACATAATGCACTTGTTCGTTTGATGCTAACCAGCGAGTCATTGATCGTTTCATGTGGTAATCTCCTTAACACATCATAAAGGCTATCCCGAAGGATAGCCGATATGTTTAATCTTTGCTCAGCTGTACAGCCAGTTCGATGACCAGCTGATTGACCGACTTGCTGAGACCGAATTCTTTGACGACCTTCAGTACTGCAGCTTTCTTTTTCATGAAACCTTCACCCGAAGCCTCAGCTTCATCAGAAGCCTTGATAACTTCGTAAGCACGTTGCTTGTCACCAACCAGTTGCACGAGCAGCGCAGCTTGGATTTGACGGAGACGACCAGGGTTGGCGATCTCATCAGACAAGAAGAGTTCACGATCGTGGGTCGAAGTGCGATCAACAAACGATTTGTTATCTTCGGTTTTGCGGAACGTACGTTCAGCGAGTGTTACGACTTCAGCTTTGATCGCAGCCAGTGCGTCGGAACCGAGAAGTTTGAGACCGAGGGTTTGCAGTAGGGACATTGTATTACTCCAATTGGATTTTAGAAATGACACGGCGCCGTGTCTACATTAAATCATGACGCCGGGTATTTCTTTCCTAGAATCGATCTGTCGATGCAGCGAATGCAGCAATAGTTCGAGCCACGTCACCATCCAATACCCACGACATGAAGTTAGATGGACTACGCCACGATTGGAATGCCTGAACCTGTTTAGCAATGTTCAGATTCAGTCGTTTACCAGCGTAATAGAAGTCAGACCATGACTGAGATGTCAGAGTAGCCGTGTAGTCATTGAACAACGATTGTTCGTCCCATACAGCGCCATTGGTCAGAGCAGTAGTTACGTTCAGAGTTGTTTCACCAACCATCTCTGCCGCTGTAGCTGCTGCACCACGAACAGCCGTACCTAGCCAAGAAGCAGAAGCGAAACCTGCTTTCAGTGGGATGTGCATGATTTTCGAGAGATCCTTAACCGAGATAGTTACTTCACAGTTAAGCATTTCATTATCGGCGTTCCAACCCACGTGACCAGTACCACGACGGATTGTTAGTGAGTCAACAATCGCTAGTTGTTTTTGGTTACGACCTTGGTGGAATAGTTGACAGATAAATGGAGCAGTATAAGCTGCTCGACCTGCAGACCGCGGTAAAGCCATCGGTAGGATCATAGCCAATGGCAAATAGATGTTTAAGAAACGCGACATCTTGTTACCGTGTGCACACACTAATGGAATGGTGTACGATGCCGTAGGTAGGGAGGCCATAGAAGACTCCCAGTACTCCGGCACGTCTACAAATGCAGAACCGGCTAGGGTTGCTAGGCCAGACATGTTCACCATGTCTAGAGCACCCCCTACGAAGCTAGACACCGCTTGGAATGCACCACCAATCAATTCCGTAACGTTACCTTGCATGAAGTTGAACTGTGCTGCTCGACCTTCGGTAACTTTCGTGTTAAGTGTTTGTGCAACACCTACAGAAGTAGTAGACGATGTAAAGGATTCTGATTGTTCCCCGTTAAAGTCTGCACGTAGCGTAACGAATTGCATACCGTCACGTTGGGCACCAGTAATGAAGTTCATTACCTTCGATAAATCGCCCCACTCGTTAAATTTCTCGGAGTCAATAACAGCCGAATCACCTACAGGGTCCGCTCCCAGATAATCAATAAAGTATTCCCGAGCCGAAACGTTAGGGTTAGGGTCTTTGTAATACTTAGCGATTTCTGCGTTAACACCCGCTTTCAGTTCTTCGATGTTACGGGCCTTTTCAGCCATAGCGTCCCAAGCTTTCTTAGCCTCGTCAGCTTTCCGCTGCGCTCGACCAGCTAGAGCCATTACGTCGATACCACCTTTCGGTGTAAACAACCCAGGCATCATGGTGTGGAACCGTGCCATGTCTTCTGCCGTCACTGTCTGACCTGGATCAGCCATTGGGCCTTGAGAATCTGGATCGGTATATAGGCGAGGTTGCAAGCCCATGTTAATTGCAAATTCGTTAGCCAGTGTGTTAACCGCTGACCAATAAGCGTGCATCGTTGGTTTGAAATAGAACCATTTAGATGGAGACGATTTCGAAAGGAACGACAATACACGAGATACCGCAGTGATACCGATGATGAATGGTTGTACTGGGAGTGTCACAACAAAAGACAATGTGTTACCCAGGTTATACCAAATGTCGGTAGTCTTACCCGAGTTGGCAAACATAGCTGCCGACCGGTCATAGAAGTTCGTGAAGAACGAAGCCCAGCTAGAGAACCGGGGAACACCGAATGACAGATGTAGCTTTTGTGCTAAGTCGTCATGTGCTTCTGAGTAATAACGACCCATCCCCAATTTTTTATTCTTGTGGTTACGTCCACGACCAGGTTGACGGATATCGGCATGGCGAGTGTACTGCGGGAGGTTATTAATGGTGAAGTTACCACCAGGAGTTGTGTTTGTAAATTTGAAGGCTGCCGAGTTGGCATAGCGCCGACGAGTCTCAGAACCAAACGACACTTGGTTTTGTGACGTAGGTAATAAGAAGGCTTGTCGTAACCAGATTGGTGTATCGACTGTTGGAGTTGCCATGTTGGGACCTTTAGACAAAATAAAGCCCACCCGAAGGTGAGCCCTAGATTTTAGACTGGAACAGGAAACGGAGACTTGTTAGCCGACCGTGACTGTTGCTGCTTGGGCATACTATTGCCCTGTCCACCGGCTCCTGCTGCTGAAACGAGTTGCTTCAGAGCTTCCAACATTGCTTTCTGAGTTTCAAGTTGTTCTTGTTGTACACTCATAATAGCGGTGTCGTTTTTAGTCGACTGTTGAACTTGCTGTGCACGCTGTTGGTCCTTAGCCATCGAGGCAGCCTGCGCAGCTTGTGTAGATGGATTATCTACAGTGGGTTGTGCTTCTGATGTAGGAGCAGCGACCGGAGCCATTACACCTACTGGAGCAGTTGAAGCGCCTGCCGGTGCTTGAGTAGCCGCACTGGCTGGAGCTGGAAGCGTTGGACCACCCGAACCAGTATTGGTCGGAGTAGAACCAGTAGCCGAAGGACCACCAGGCATTGCCGAGACTCCAGGAATAAACTTCCCTTCCTCTTTAGCTGCATTCTCTGCCGCCTTAGCCTTTTCAGCTGCTTCTTGTTTCTCAACATCTTCTACTTTCAAAGGAACAGCTGCACCACTGGCAGTACCAGCAGTAGCCATCGCACGATACTTCGCCATACGGTCATCAAACGATTTCTCGATCTGACCCAGTGTACGGAGAGCACCTGTGGATTTCTCTTTAAAGATAGAAGGGTTGGCCGCAGCTTCTTTCGGAAATGCCGAAGCACCGATTGTAGCTTTGTCCATGTTGATCCACTTTACTGCAGTACCAGGGCCTAGGAAGTGAGCCAAGTACAGGTCGACATCAGACGGATCTTTGCCGGTACCTTTCTTGATCACACCCATCGAGTACTTCATGTACTCTGCACCCATCAGTGCGTTCATACGAGGATCGAGACGGAGACGACGACCTAAGTCAGCTGGGAAGCCATACTTAGCTCCGTGTAAAGAAACCATCCAATCCCAAGTCGAGTTGATGAACTGGAACCAACCGGTAGCAGAACCACCGGCTCCTGCTTTAACGGTCCAATCGAAGTTGGATTCCATTGCACAGAAGATCATCAAATACTCAACAGGAACACCTGTCATTGTAGCAACCACTTCCATAGTCTTCCGGGAACCCTTAGCATCTTTCGATGTAGGCATTGGAACTTGTTCCCATGAACCACCGTTACCACCAGACACGTAACCGTACGATTGACCCGTTATTGCTTCCGATGCAGCACCGTAGGCTTTAACACCCGCAGCTGCAACCGCAGTACCTGCAGACTTACCCCACTGCTTAACAGTAGATGCAGCGCTAGACAAAGCACTACCGGCAGAATCTACAGCTCCAGACACGGCGTTCTTAGCCGAATCATAAGCACTACCGATCTTATCGCCAATACTGCCCAAGAACGACTTGCCTCCTGCAGCATCTTGAGCACCTTGAGCTTGAGCACCTGCCGATTGTGTCGGAGATGCCATCACGGCGTCAGCTTGCTTTTGGAGATAAGCCATGTCGATATCAGCCAACCCTTTCAGATCCTCCAACTTACCTTTAACAGTAAAGATTGTAGGACTGGACCAAACGCTTGTACCTTTCGGGTTAACAGCACCCATCAAAGCGTTAGCTACGGTAACTTGGTCACCTAGCTTAATGCCGGTAGCAGCGTTGGCAGGTTTGCCTTTATAAACGGCACGTGCACGAGTCAAGAAGGTTTCACACACAGGCAAGAAACGTTCCATGAACCAGTTAACAAACTTGATTCGATCAGGACCATGGTCAGCGGTATTCAAACCGAACAGACCTCCGGCACCGGTAATGAATTTCTCCATATCACCGTTGAACTTCACTTGCCCAGACTGATCGGTCTTAGACTGCAGGTCCACGCGGGTTTCCATTGCAATCAAAGCTTCCATGTCATTCTTGTTAAGTGTTTCCATGCCGTAAGCACGAGCTCGGATAGCATCCAATGCAGCAAGTTCTTGTGATGCAATTGGTACAGGACCAACCATCAGCATTGCTCCACCAGCAGCAGCACCTACACCAGCAACTTTAGCCATCTCGTTAACACGTTGGGATACAGACTTAGCTGCTTCTGCTTTCTGCTCGTTTACGGCTTTACCCGCAACCTTAGCACTTTCTGCAGCAGCTTTCGCGGCAGCAGCGGCAGTCGCACCAACCAAAGCACCTTTCTCTTTATTCTCAGTTGTATCCTTATTAGCTTCATCAGCTTTCGGTTTTACACCTGGGAGTTCAGATTTGTCTTTGTCAGCCTTACCGTCAACCTTGTATTTCTCAGAGAGTTCTTTGATACGTTCTTTTGTTTCTTCTACAGTGTCATCCAACGGATCAGTATCACCGAATGGGTTATCACGGCAGGAGAACGGAGAACCATCGCCGTAGTCCATGGAGATCTCTTTAACGAGACTACCTTTCAATGGATCATCTACTTTCTCTTCGATATCGGTCAGAGACAATTGAGTCTTGCCAATAGTGTCAAGGGCTTTTAACCACTGACAGAATACAGGTTTGAAACGTACGTCCATCCAACGAGCAAAGCGGTGGATCGAAGCTTCGTCATTAGCATCCAGACCCATGATGTCCAAGATAGCTTTACCACCAGCAGCACTGATGTTCATTTGAGGATTCTGACCACGCATGGCAGTCTTCTCCATCAATTGTTCCAGGCTGAGGATCTTGTGACGTTGACGGGTAGAAGTGATACCGTACTGTAGCATACGTACCGACATGAACTCACCTTTAACACCAGCGAAGTACTTGTAAGTAAAGTAGCCAGCAACAGCCACGCCTGCAACTACAGCCGCACCGATTAATACCGGAGCAGATACCAGGGAAGCCAAAGCAGTGCCGACCATCATTGCACCGCGAGCAGCCATCTGACCACCGGCGGTAGCCATCAAACGACCACCAGTAGAAGCAGCAGCTTGACCTAGACGGGAACCAGCAATACGTGCACCCATCTTACCAAAGCGACCACCGCCCCTTACACGGCGTCGACGACCTTTACCATCAGGTAATAGATCTTTGGCATCAGCAGCAGTAGAGACAGCATCGCCGACGGTATCCATGATCCCGCCTTCTTCCTCTTCCTCCTCATCTTTTTTCTTGCCCATCATTTTGCCCCACAGACCACTTAAGGCTGTAGACATTTTGCTGAACAAGCCTTTAGATTCCTTCTGCTCGCGATCTTCCTTCGCTTCCTTATTCTTCTCTTCAGCCGATCGTTGTTCGTTCTTATCCATCCAGCTACCTTTCCGATTTTTCTTCGGTACGGTTTCACGGATAGCATCACGAATTTGCACTAATACTTGATCAGTGGTAGACAGACTTGCAAGTTGACGTTTGGAGAACGATCCGATCGGCGCCATGACCGTCTTAGCCAACGCGTGAGCGTCGTTACCCATCTCCCGCCCCAAAGCCCCGTAGTACTTCTTAGTAAGGTTCCAGTAGCCTTTGACAGCACCCCCGACAATCTTACGAACAAGCCCTTGGTTCTTAGCGATCTTGTGCTTCTTCCCGTTAGTATCAACCAAACTTTTCAGTTCGGATTTATCCAACAGAGGCTCACCCGATTCAGCATCAAATACAGGACCGTTGATATCCCCAAAGGACTTGATAACTTTCTGGTCTTTATCCAGGTATCCACCCTCTTTCAGTTTCTCAACTGTAAGGACAGGTTTCAGATTACCCGGCAAGTAAGCATCACGGTCACCCATGATTCGAGCAGCGGTATTACGTGCGATCATCCACGCCGCTTTGCCGGCCATTTGCATACTAGCAAAAACGTTCTGTGTTGTATTACCCCGCCAGATCTGAGAAGCTAATTTAGCAGCACGGTTCTTAACGTCCTGCATGTCAAACTTCTTACCATCGGTAGAACGTAGACCCCGAGCCAGTTCTTGTGCGGTTGCAACAATCTGTCCGTATTGGTCAGTGATGGTACCTTTGATATCATCCAACGAATAGATCGGTTCCCCGGTTTCTTCGTCGATCAAATTACCTTCAGCCAGATCACGCGCTTTGATGATTACCCGGTCAGTACCTTCTAGACACCAGTCTTTCATGTCGTCTAGTTTTTCTTTAGCCGAGTTCAATGCGTTTGTGGCATGCTTACTGATCACAGCTTGGATGCTATCCAGCTTAACCTTAGCACGAGACATTAAGTTACCACGGTCATCGTACAACCCGCGAGCCACTTCTTCAGCAGAAGCAACTTGTTGGTTAAAGATGTTACGCACTTCACCAGTAATGTCGGAAGCTTTCTCAATCACCTTACCAGTATTGACGTCAATCAACTTACCTTGGATCATGTCGATAGCTTTAATAAGCGTATCGTTAGCACCCTGTAGTTTTAGATCGACAATACCAGCAGCTTCAGATCGTTTCATCTGATCAACTTTATCGTGGCCTAGAGCCATGACGCTGTTACCAGCAGCCAAAGCCTTTTGACCAGATTCAGAAGCCAGTGCTTTAGAGCCCGCTTCTTTAGTCGAATTGATTGAGTTGATAATTGCTTGAGCCATCTGCAAACGAGCTTCCCGCATTGCAGGAGGTTCTTTGTCGATAACGTTATTCAGCAACGACTTAGCAAAGTCCAGTTTCTCTTGAGCAGAGAAGTGTTCCATGATTGCGGGCAGACCACCAGCTTTAGCAGCGTCGGCTGCAGCGGTAGCGGAATCCTTCAGATTCTGTGCACGTCCTTTAACAGCGGTAGAACCAGCATTGTACTGATCCCGCATAAACTGTTGTGGGTCGGCTTTGAACTGATCCATCAGATCCTTAGCGCCACTACCGATCCGCTTGATGCCGTCTTTCGCAGCTTGGCCTTGTGGACCTTCGAGGAAACGAACAGCGGCAGATTGTGATGCAGCAGACAAACGACCAGGGAAGTGTGGACCCACGAAGTTACGACTACCAGTGTCACCATCAGCATCGTGATAGTTAGCACCTTGACCACCGTGTTTCATACTGACGTCTTGCGACATCATCTGCCAAAGCATCGGATAGTTAATCCGGTCTTGACCATCGATGGTTTGCAGGATACCCAGCTCACGAAGTTGATCGGTTTTACCCGCTTCAATAAGACGATGGATCTCGGCCGCAGGGTCACGTGATACGTTACGAATGTTCAGGAACGAGTCCGACATTAATTTACGCTTTTCATGGTTAGCTGCCGTATCGGCAAACTTACCTTTCTCATCACGTTCGAATTGACCTTTGAAGAATGATTCCAGTTCAGCTAAGGTCTCTTTTGAAGTCCCTTCTTTATAACCGTTCTTAGAACCGTAACGCATTGGGTCAAAACGTTTGTTACTGGAGGCGTCACGCAGTAACCGCTCAGACAATGCTTTTCGTGCACCAGTTGACAACTTACCATCTTTATCGATGATATCTAGAGTCTCGGAGATCTGGCCCGATACCATTCGGGTAGTACCTTTCGATACGATACGATCTCGCTGGTTGGCATTCGCTTCTTTAGAAGTCGTGAACACACCTTTAGTGATATCGAAGACTTCCATTGGAACGTCATCTTTACCGCTACGGATCATACGCAATTCACGCAAGATACGAGCCTGGAATCCTGGGAGGACTTCAGTCAGCGAACGCTGCGATAATTGGTTGAACGCTGTGTGCTGGCCAATTGTTTGATAGTTACCCGCCTTCGTCGTTGTGTCCAAACCAAACTGTGGTGTGAACGGACGTAAGATGTCTTGCAGTACGCCTTTGGCACCGTAAGAGTTCTGGTAGTTATTCACATACTCCTGCATAAAAGCAGGAATGTTGTCCATGGCATAACCGACTTGGTTGTGCTTACCTTTACCATGCTTGTTAGACATACGTGTCATAGCAGGACGAAGCGCACGACCAGCAATTGGAGCGATGGTATTACGGGCAAAACCGTGTAACCCGTCGGCAGCCAAACCACCAGCTAACCGGTAGCGCTGATCCCAGAAGTCACCCATCGACTCACCGGCTTGTAACCCTTGGACCATACCCGACAACGCACCCGAAGCTTTGTTGTTGATACGACCTTGGACGTTACCACCGTAGCCACCTAAGAAACCCGACAGCGTACGACCCACCATCGAGGAACCGGCTCCCGCCATACCTTGACGCATGTTCATACCAACCAGATCTTTCATAGAAGACTTGAGGTGATCCGGTAAACCTGTATTACGTACCAAAGCTTGGAATGCTTTGTTTTGCATCTCCAGTTGTGCTTCTGCCAACTTGGACATGTCACGCAATGCTTGATAAGAACGGAACTGCAGTTCTAAGCCTTTGCGTTTAAAATCGTAATCGACCTGTTCAGCGTAGCTTGCCATACGAGTCAACGAATCGACTGCTTGTGCAAGACCACGAGCGACGGTCTGGTGGTGTTTGTTATCTACTTGGTCACGTAGGCCACGTTCAATACGTTCGAGATCCCAGCGACGTTGCTCGGCCTCCTGACCCATGTTGAACAAGTTACGTTGAATAACTGTACCTTGGTCGACTGCACTTCGAAGATCTTCACCCAGACCCTGTTTGATAGTTTCTTCGTCTTGGGCTCTCTGCCGACGAATAGCCAAACGTGACTGATCTTGGTTCGCTTCGATTTGGTATTTGTACTGGTCAGCCTTATTGGATAGGGCCGTGTTAATCCGATCGTAGGTGCTATCGGACAACTTCCCTTTCATTGAGGGTAAGAAAGATTCCGCCCGTTTGAAAAGATATTGCAGATCCCCAGGGTTTGTTTTCTCTAGGTGATCTTTCAGAGACTCAGCAGAATTCTTCATCTGATCGTAAGCGCCGAACAAACGGTCATAACCCTTAGGGGCGCCGTTAGTCAGGAATGCTTTCAATAGACTTTTATTTTTGCCTTTATCCAGGACGCCATCTTTGAAGCCAGCCATGAAATCCTTAACGGGGGAACGTTTCTTTCCGCTAAGTTGCTCATCTTCAAATAGACTGTCAAAGTCGTCATCGAAATCGAATGCTGACTTTGTACTGGCCTCCGCCAATTTTGTTTTATTGCTTGCCATGGTGTAGCTCCAGACATGAACTTCATATCGTTAACCCCAAAAGGACCCGAAAGATGAAAAAGGCCTTATTACCTTTCAATATTTCACTGCTAATTCCCGACAGAAATATGCTCTCTCGTCTCGGGCGAGTAACCTCTCACGAGATCTTCGTGGGTAATGGGGGCAACTTCCATGAGGATGGTTTGTTCTCCGTTTCTATTTTTGGACGGGTTGGTAGTCATGAACGCGAAAGTAACTTCGGTTACATCAAGTTGGGTCTCCCTGTAATCCATCCCTTGGTTTATCGCAACATCCTGAAGCTTAAAGGTTTCTATGAAGAGATCTTGCTGGGTCGTCAATACGCTGTGTTTGATGAAGAACTAAAAGACTTCGTTAAAGCATCGGAACTAGATGGTCAAACCGGTTATACGTTCTTCTTCGATAACTGGAAGCGTGTAGAGTTTAAAGAAACTGATTCGGATATCCGTCGAGTTCGTTTGAAGCTTGTGAATGAAAACCGTGATCGCTCAGAAATGTCAGCCATGCTGGTAATCCCAGCGGCCTATCGTGAAGCCGAGCCAAACCCAGATGGTCGAATCGAATACGATGAGATCAACGATGTCTATCGCGTATTGCTCCAACAGTCTACTGGTATCCCAGAACACTTTGGTCAGAATGCTGATCTGTCCATGTATGACAAACGTCGTGTTGCAATGCAACTGCGTGTACAAGAGATCTACGACCACTATGAGAAACTGATCTCTGGTAAGTCGGGCTATGTACAATCGAAGTGGGCTTCTCGCCGTGTATTCAACGGTACTCGTAACGTTATCTCCTCGATGGATACTAACGCAGCTGACTTGGGTGAACCTAACCGACCTAAGTTTAAAGACTGTGTGATCGGTTTGCACCAAGCATCTCGTGGTGCTGCTCCTAAAACGATCTATGGTCTTCGGACTGGTATCATTGGTGAGATCTTTGAAACCATGTCTAACCGGGTTGAGCTGGTTAATAAGAAGACGTTGGTCAAAGAGTGGGTTGATGTATCCGTTGACGACATGGATACTTGGTCTACACCTCAGGGTCTAGAGCGAGTCATGAACGAACTGGAAGTTATTGACAAACGTTCTCGTGCTGTTGAGATTGCTGGACATTACCTAGCATTGGTTTATCTGGATGATAAGAAGAACTATCGAATCCTCAGAGACATCAATGAAATCCCAGCTGGCTTTGATCAGAAGTGGGCCCGTCCGATTACCTATGCTGAACTCATCTACCTTGGTGGATTAAGTATGTGGTACAAACTGCGTGGGTTCGTTACTCGTTACCCCGTAGAAAACTACAACAGTTCTATTCCGGTGTCTATCTACGTTAAGACAACGGTTACTGGTGAACTTCGCTATCCACTCGGTCCTGACTTCAAACGTGACGTTACTGGACCGGTGGCATTTGAATACCCAATGCTTGAAGTCGGTAAGACTGCACAGTGGCACGACTCTACGTCTGTATCACCAGCGATCCTTTCTCCGCTCGGCGCTGACTTTGACGGTGACACCGTATCGGTAAACATTGTTTACTCGAAAGAAGCTCTTGCAGAAATCGATAAGTTCTTCCGTTCTCGTATCGCGTATACCGATGCTGAAGGTGGACTGGCATTCCGTTCTACTATTCACACCGTTAACCTCGTGCTCCGGTATATGACTGGCGATCCAAAACCAAGGACCTAAACATGCGCTTACAGATCGAACAATTTCGGAAACAGTATACTGTCTTCGAACAGGGCAAACTCCAACAACCCAAGCTACACCTGTTGAACAAGTTCTTTCTACCACAACGGTCGATTGTTCACTTCTCTGATCCTAACACGGCGGTCCGCGGACCGTCGCAGTCCGATCCGATGTTCAACAAAGCTACCGGTAAAGTGTACATTGAACATGTACTGAATCTGGTATCGACTGAGGGCAATCCTCGGAAGTCAGCACTGACAGGGACTAAGCTTCAAGCTGAGTTCCGTCAGCACCATGCTTTTTTCAAACCACTGACTAAAGATGAGGCGTTGTCAATCAACCCTCTCAACATCTTGGTTTACAACTACAACCTGCTGGACCCACAATGGATCTACCAGGCTAACTTCAAAGCATCGTTCTTGCGTTGGTCTAACAACCAGCGTACGTTCTGGCAAAACGTTGCCGCTTCCCATCGTCGTTTCGGTTGGGAGCAATTTGTAGAGATCCACCTACCAGATCAAATGCCTGACCTGGCTTCCTTTAAACGGATGTCAGACAATCAGAACCAAACCATGCTGGAACATTTCACTACTCCACAACAGTTCTCTATTTGGGATCTGTATCGTTGGTTAGGTCCACAGCGTGATCAATCGATGATGTCGGTTGTTCAGCCGGATATGTACAACAAGATCTGGTTCTTGATTCGTGCTCGTGATCGGTTCGTTGTGTTGAACATGGGTGCACTGGATGAATGGCGTGATGGTTCGAAAGACGTAGAAGCCGATATCTCGGTCGAAGAGTTTATCAACAAGTTTGGTAAGCAAGTATTCGACATGGGTTTCGAAGATATCCGTGAAGACGAACAACCAGCCTTTAACCACATCCACTCGGTTATGCAAGAGTACGGTCTGACCAACCAGGTTTCTCAAGAGACATTCATTGACGCTCTGGGTATGGAAGCATTCTTCCCTCCATTGGTCATGCAACGTCGTGTGTTGTCTTTGCTGACAGCCATGACAGAATATAGCCATCAGGCGGAAGCTCTCTCTAACGTTATCGACCATTCTAATTTGGTTGACGTGGAAGAAGAGAACGGGAACGGTAAGAAACATGACGAAGATGAAGACGACAGCGAAGATCACGAAAGTGAACATGGCAGTGAGGATGACAAAGTCGACACTGCTCAAGCAGAAGACTCGTTCGAAATCCCTGCCTTTAGTATCCCTAGTCTCGACTTCTCCGAAGATGGAGCGACTTATAACCCGCCGGATGCAGAGCTCTTCACAACGAAGCTCCAAATTGAAAGTGATCCTGAACTGGTTCATCGGCCACGGGAGCTTAAGGTTGAAACTCAACGAGTGGATGCCATCCCTCCTGAAGTGGCTGAAGCCGTCCCGGTAGTAGCTGGTGTTGCACAACCTGCATACGAACTGTACAAGTTGGGTATCATTGCCCCACGTACGTTCGAACAAGCTCTAACGGATGCGCAGTCCTACAAGACCATCAAAGATCCTTTCGGTTCGGGTTTGTCTTTAGAAGAAGCGATGGAATATAAGCAGGAAGACTTTGAACTACCTGCCGATACACAACTGGCTGACTCGGATACTATTCTCGATAAGTCCATGTTGGGTTCCAAGCTTAAGGCGATGACACGTAAGTATCAGACGTCTCTGCGTAAGAAAGATATCATCCAAGCGGTACTGTCGGTACAGAAGCAAGGTACGTCGGTAACGAACTACGAAGTGGAAGAAGTGCGTAACGCAATGAACCACTACGAGATCCACAAAGTAACCTTGAAGCCTATTCGTGGCAAACCGGGTACTGTGTATTTCCGTATCCCTGTTGTAGATCGTGATGGACGTTTCATCTCGAACGGTGTTACTTACCGGATGCGTATGCAGCGTGCTGACTTGCCGATCCGTAAGGTGAAGCCTGACACAGTAGCGATGACTTCGTACTACAACAAGACGTTTGTTACTCGTTCGCATTTGGCTGCGCACAACTACGATGCATGGATTACCCGTCAGGTTCGTGAGCGTGCTCTAGACCCTAATGATGATCGTATCACTGGCGTTCTCTACGCTGAGCTCGATCAGTCCGCATACGCTCTCCCACGCGTTTACACACAGCTGGGTTCTGCATTCCGTGGTTTCACTTCTGGCCCTATGTTCCTGTACTTCAAGTTCGATGACCATATCGACTACTTCCAATCCAAGTACAAGATCGATGCTACTAAGCACGAGACCAATCAGTACACGATGGTTGGGGTACACAAAGGCAAAGCACCGATCATGATTGATAAGACCGGTCAGTTCTATGTGAAGCAAGGTGATGATCTTGAGCCACTGGGTTCTATTGTTGAACTCTTAGGTTTGGATCAGGCTAAGGCTCCGCTGGAAGGTGCGTTCATGAACGTCGGTTCGAAAGAACTACCGATGGCATTTGTGTTTGGCTACAAGTACGGTTTGACAGCTACGTTGAAACGATTGAATGCGAAGTACACCCGTCACAAACGTGGTGAACGTATTCCATTGACTTCCGATAACTATGTCATGGCTTTCCAAGACGAAGTGTTGGTATTTGATCGTGCTGACTATCGGACACAACTCGTACTGGGTGGTATGCGTCGGTATGCTAAGTTGATGCCTAACTTCTCTATCTACGATTTCGATAAGCCCGATGTGTATCAGCGTCTCCTGTTGGAAACTGGGATGACTGCACGATTCACAAAAGAGATCGATGCATTGTTTGCTGCCTGGATGGACCCGATTACTGAAGGTCTGTTGAAACAGATGGGTGAACCTACTACGTTTGATGCCTTGCTGTATCGAGCTGTAGATATGCTGCTGATTGACTGGTCGCCTTCCGAGGTAGACGGTGCTTACATGCGTTATCGTGGCTATGAGCGTATGGCAGGTACGGTGTACAACGAGCTGAACAAAGCCGTGAAACGCTTTAACGGTTCTACAGGTTCTGCTGCTGTTCAAGTACAAATGGACCCTTCGGTTGTTTGGAAGAAGATCGCTCAAGATCCTACCGTGATGGTTGTAGAAGACTCTAACCCGATGGCTAACATCCGGGAACAAGAGTCGATGACTTATCGTGGCGATGGTGGTCGTTCTACTACATCGATGGTTGCACGTACTCGTGTATATGGACAAGCTGACGTTGGTGTTGTATCTGAGTCTACAGTTGACTCCGGTGACGTAGGTGTAATTGCTTACCTGACTCCGGATGCTAACTTCAACTCGATGCGTGGTACGACTCGTCCGTTCGATCCAACGCAAGATGGTCCTGCTCGACAACTGTCGACTTGTGCACTGTTGGGTGTGGCTACAACGAACGACGATACTAAGCGTATCAACTTCATCTCGATTCAACAACAACAAGGGATTTATGCTGATGGATATGAGCCCACTCCACTTCGGACAGGCTATGAGCAAATTGTTGCCCAGCGCACTAGTAGCATCTTTGCTTCTGCGGCGGAAGATGACGGTAAGGTTATTGCCGTTGATGAGTACGGGATTACTGTCGAGTACGCTAATGGTGAAACTACGTCGTACCAAATGGGTAAGATCCACGGAAGTGCAGCCGGTACCCACTACCCTCACTCCATCATCTCCGATCTGAAAGCAGGTGATACGTTTAAGCGTGGTCAGACTCTGGCTTATAACGAGAAGTACTTCACTCCAGACCGCATGTCCCCAGGACAGGTAATTTGGAAAGCGGGTATCAACACAGTCGTTGCATTCAGTGACAACTTGGATACTCTAGAAGACGGCTCGGTTATTTCTGAGCGCTGTGCTATTAAGATGAACACTCAGACTTCCAAGATCAAATCGATCGCTGTGAAGTTCGAACAGAACATCGAAAACATGGTGAAAGCTGGGGATCGTGTAGACTTGGATTCAATTCTATGTACGATTAAAGACCCCGACTCGGGTGGTGGCTCAGTGTTTGATGAGGTATCGCGTGAAACACTCGCGAAGCTCTCTAACTATTCCCCTCGTGCGAAGGTCGTCGGTGTAGTGTCTAAAGTCGAAGTCTTCTATCACGGTGATCGTGATGAGATGTCCGATTCACTGCGTCGCATTGCTTTCGAATCTGATAAGGTTCGTGAAGCAGAAGCTAAGTCTCGTGGACTGGAATACTTCAGTGGTGAAGTGGATCATGAATACCGCATCCGTGGTAATGGTCTCGAACCACAGTCATTGGTAATCAACGTTTACATCGATCACGATATCCCTTGTGGTGTCGGTGACAAAGGTGTAGTTGCTAACCAAATGAAAACTGTATTCTCCCGAGTCATGCGTGGCGTTAACCAAACCAAATCCGGTTTGGACATCGATCTGATCTTCGGTAACACATCCGTAGAAGAGCGGATGGTACTGAGTCCTAAACTCATCGGAACCACAACTATTCTTCTCGCTGAATTGTCCAAGCACCTGGTAGGTGTCTACAGAGGAACCGCAAATGCAAAATCTAAGTAATAACATCGCACACGGGCAGAATCTTTCGATTCTGTCTGCCGCTGTCGAATTGGGTTCTGAGGCCATCCTCAAGATCCTCGGCGGTGAACATACTTCGTCTACTATTAACGGGGTATTCTTAACCAAGCAAGACATCCAGGAAGCCCTGGCTGCCCGTATCGCTAAACATCTCGCAATTTAAAGGAAACATCATGTCTGATATCGCCACTACCGTGCAGTCGGTAAAACTGATTGCACAGCAACTGACTGAAAGCAGTCAAGTGCTGGTTGTTACGAATCCTGAGTTTCCTATTGCTCAGTTCGCTAGCGGCTACGCTGTAGACGAAGCCCCTTCAGCTGCTCCTGTTACTGAAGAACTCACCGCCTCTGTAGAAGAACACTTCGAAGAGATGAATGAAGAGCAACTACCTACCGTTGAAGAAGACAACACCAGCATGGTTGATTTGGTTGCGGCTGCACTGGGTAAAATCCAGTTCAACGTAGCCAACGTTGTTGTTCCAGGTATTGATTCGATGGTTCGTGATTTCAACGAGCGTCAAAAAGTTTCAACCTCGGCTGACGTACGTGCTGACTTCTTCCGTTACGACCCAGTTCACTCGGAACCACGTCTGACCTCTCATCTGCAGAACTACGTCAACGTCAGTCCACAACCGCAATACCGTACTTTCATCCTGCCTGCTGTTAGCGTTGAACAGATCATCGAAATGGTCTCGATCAACAACCCACATGCTGAGCGTGAACAAGTTACTGAGTGGTTGCTGAAAGTTGAACCGGAAGTAATTGCCCGTACGTTCTCCGATCTGTTTAACCGTAACAAAGCTCTGACTGTTGGTGAGCTGTCTTTCGTTGTGGGCACCAATGCTCCATTCAACGTTGATGCGCTGCTACTGGCTTACTTCCTGTGTGGTCATCTGGGTGAGAACCCGGTAGACGTCATCGGTGAATCGGTTGGTCTGGAAGAGTGGGTACACGTTATGCGGATGCTCCACGAAATGCTGGGTGCATATTTGCTGCGTGCTTATCAGCGTCGTGCTGAAGATCAACGTAACGGTGTATTCATCCTGCGTTCAGAAGCAGCTAATGCTGTTGAGAACCGTCGTCTGGTTGTATGGCTGAACGGTGACGTAGAAGCACAATGGAAAGCTGCTAAAGGTGACCTGGCTGCTGTCATGGGTTCTGCTCTGGAAACAGAAGGTACTCAAACACTGGCCCGTCTGGAAGAACGCAAAGCTTACTTCATTCAGAAGTTCCAAAACGTTTATCCACTGATCCAACAAGCTGCTGCTGATAATGCTGAGCGTTCCCGTCGTAAAGACATGATCGAAGCTTTCTATGAGCAAGCACAAACCGGTACGCTTGCTGAGATGCAAGTAGATGGTCTGCGTGAGAAGATTGTTGACGCTATCCGTAAGGTTCGTCCAGAGCAATTGGAAAACGAATTCCTGTCGTTCGGTTCTTTGATCTGCCAGATCTACTTCCCAGAATCTACTTACTGGGAATACATGTGTTTGATGGATCAGTTCGGTCAGAAAGATCCTAACGTCTCTCGTCGTGAACTGTCTACCCAAGCTCTGCTGTCTCTGTACGCTGTTTGGGCAGGTTCGCAGATCATGGTCGACCGGTTTAAGCCTGATGCAATGGAAGCTCCAGCACAGCCTCTAGAAGAGCCTACTGGTGGTGAAGCGGAAGAAGCAATTGCTGACGCTAGCACTGGTGAAGGTCCTTTGGTAGAAGAAGGCAATGGCGAAGCTGACGCTCTTGATGCAGCTGACGCTGAAGCTGGTGATGTTAGCACAGAAGCCCATTCGGGAAAGTTCTAACCCTTGATCAACGTATCCATAAAGCGGGTTGCATGTCAACCCGTGTACGTATTCTAGCCACTACATTTCCAAAAGAGATGGAACCATTGATTACCCGCATGGAAGAACTGAACAAGTTATCCGCGGGTGACGATAAGCTAGAACGTATTTATGATACCATTTGCGAATCCTGGTATCTGTCCGATGAAGACGATAACGCTAAGGCTTTGAAGAAATTCAAAGCTGATCTCGCAAGTGTTGAGAAAAAGATCAAGGGGTAACCGATGGAACTAACACGTGATGCAAAGCGTGTATTCGAACATCTTCATCGTCAAGAAAATGGGAGTACCGTAACAGATGCTCCCATGAAGATTCATGTCCCCGTCCGATTTCAGAATAAGGACCTAGCGATCCTAGGTTCTGAAGTCTATATCGTCGGTTTCTATGCAATCATCGTAAACGACGAATACTACGGTGTCGACAACACAATTGCAATGATGCAGATCCGTCCTAGTTCTACTAAGAAGATCACGGTTCGTGGTACTGATTACTTTGAGTTCTCTTTTGAACCAGGTGATGTAGTGTTTGTGAACAACCACCTAGTAGTGAACGATACCCTGACATACTACCTTTACGACGAACTCGTTGCGAAGGGAAACATTCCATGGTATATGAACTACTACGACATGGCCAAGATGTTTGAGACCGCGTATCATCACGCTGGTGTTAACCTGGGCTCTCGTGCAATTCTGGAACTTATTATCTCGACGACTGCTCGAGATAAAGATGATCTGACTCGACTGTACCGTCACATTTTGAACAAGCATGATGACGTTGTACTTAATCCACCGAAAGTCATTCCTTTCCGCTCTGTAGTTTGGAACACCTCTGATACTACTAGCCGATTGAACGGTGCATATTTCCCTGACGCTATTAACACAGCGGTAGTGAACCCTAGCGAATCCGTAGAACTGATTGAAGAAATCCTCCGTACATAAGGAACACCACTATGGGCGCTGCTCACGATCTTTTTGGTGTCCAGAAGCAAGCCGGTAACCAAGTTCGTATTAGCGGTAGTCTTCTGACTGCCGGTGGTAAGAAGGGTGTACTGACTCCTGATGCAGATGGGTATTACACTCTCTGCGTTGGTGCTTATGGCACTCACAACTCTGCCGGTATGTTTTACGATGCCGCTTCCGGTGTTTCGATGTTCGAACCCGGTTCTCCATTGATGCGTCGCTTGCTCAAGCAAGTACTGTACATGGAGTTCAAACATCCTGAGCCCTGGGAATGGGTTCTGAAAGACGGTGAGAAATGTAAACGTTACATGGATGACCGTGAATACCTCAACCGTATTCGTAAGATCGATGATGACCGTGTTTGTGCTCATATCCGTGCACTGACTATCATCGACGGTAAAGACGAAAATGGTCGTCCATGCAAACTGGTTATCGCTGAGGTTCGTCCTCATGGTCCGTATGCCAAAGTGTTCGAAGACTCGATCACTAACCCACACATCAATACTTATTGCTCCGTACGTTCGATCACACAAGACGACGTAATGCGTGGCATCAAGTATACCCGTGAGATCTCTACTTGGGACTTCGTGGGTGAAGGTGGCATCTACATGGCTGGTAAACATAACTCGCCTGCTTTGGAATCCTTCCAAGAGACCGAGATGGTTATCAACCCGACTACTTTGTGGGGCATGCAAGACGAAGCCGAGAAGCGTAAAGCTTTAGGTCTGGAATCTGCTGACCACATGGATGTATCTGACCTGATCCGTAATCTGGGTTGGGAACGTCGTCCTGCTGTTCGCCGTCCAAGCTACATGCGGTAACAAAAAAAAATAGCATTTGAGGCTACCCCGAAGGGTAGCCAATATGCCGTCATGCTACTAACATGTCGTGCACTGCTTCATCAATAACAGCAGCTACCAAACCGCAGCCGTAGTTATTGAGAGTAGTTGAACCTTTGCGGGTTTCAACATCATAGCTCAGAACCTTACGGCCTTTATCCACCACAGTAAACAACCGGGTGGATGGATCGTAGGACACTTGGTTCAGGCCATGTTCAACATTGAAACCATTTACCGCTTGTGGCTTTTGGATCAGGGTGTGAATGACATCAGCTACTTTTGCAAAGTTACTCATTAAAAAACTCCGTGTACACTTTTAAGGGTTTGGGTTAACCAGTCGGGTAACCCTATTGAGAAATTAATACGTTACGTTTTCTGCCGGGAATGCATTTTCCTTGGCATACAGCTCCAAGTACTTATGCACAAACACCGTCAGTTTACCCAGTGCTTCGATATGCATTTCCATGCATCCCAAAGTACCGGTTGATTCAATGATGCTGTTGAGATACTCGCTGTTTTTATACAGCGCCAGAAATCTCACTGCGCCAAGGCCAGCACCAACTTTTACCTGGAACTCCAAGGCGTAGTCGCCCGGATAACGGTTTACCAGGGATGTTGTGATATCCCCGTCTTTTCTGATTGACTCATGGGCATCTGGAGTAATCCAGTTACCGTAGACTTCAGCCATTGCATCAAATTGCTTACCTAGTAGTTTGTATGCTAATGGAGTCATTTTGTTAGCCTTATAATGGGTTATATTCAAGTTAGTAATATAGGCTTTTAAAAGGTTTAAATCGGCATAAAGCCTACCCGAAGGTAGGCTATCCGCGTGGGGTTGGTCTACCGCGGCCAGGTGACTGGCGTGTATAGTTACTACGATCACGAATTTCACTGATCTTGTTAAGGATGGCTTGCTTTTGATCCGTATAGAATTCAAAGTGTTCTTTAGGGGGTGGATTGAATCTTTTAGGATCGGGCGGGTTAGCTTGTTGCCATGCTAGGTCAACTGGATGAATGTACCCATCTGGATCACCGAACATCAAGAAGTCTTTCTCTTGATCGGTACGTTCAAAACAACGAATACGGCCTGCACCTCTAGAATGACCAATATAGAAGTCTGCTTTCGGAGGACATGTATAATCGGCACCTGGATCAATAGTAACCGCTACTCCGTTATCTTGCAGGAACTCAATAATCTCGCGATAATAACTACGAGCGATTTCATTGTTGATATACTTAGGATTACCCGTAATTAAGATTGCTTTCATGGTTAGGCCGTAGTTGTTAAGGGGTACATGGTATTAACGAGTTCTTGCACACGAGCAGGACTGTAGTACGGTGCGGTCAAGATAGCATCCCGGTATTCAGGGCTAGACAAGAACAACGTCACAGCGTTCTCTGAAGCGGTTCCAATCGTACCTAGGTTCCATACTCGATCATTACCCCGAGTAGTCCAGAACCAATCAGGTTTCAATTTATCCATTAGCTGTACAAGCTTAGCTAATTGTGATGGATAATCTGCAACAGTAATACCAGCCACAAATGCAAAGTTAGACAATACACGTGTAGCAAAGTCTGGAGTGTTTGCGTTGAGTGCATTAGCCCCGATGTTTTGATAGAGCGGTTTCTCCGGTGTACCCGTATTCAAACTAGAGCTTACGTTAGCGTAGGCTAACAACACGTCCAGAGAACTAGAAGCAGAAATCGTTTCAGCTGACCGTTTGATAACAGTATACTTAGTACGGTCAGGTTGATCCTTCATGATTGTATCAACAAGTGAAGGAACACCCCACGCCGATACTTCGTCCACTACACCACGGAGGATAGCCGCTTCAGCACCTAAGTCAAACAGTTTCAAGTTAGGGTTGTTAGTCAGGTCAGAAATGAAACCGACCATCGCGCTAACTTGGTTATACCCGCCATTCTTAAACGAGTCAATCAGTTGCTTACCGTCACCCACCATCAATTCTAAGCCACGAGCGACATCTGTTGCTGTCTTTACGTAGTTAGTAGACGTGTCGGTCCCTGTGAGCTCACCCATGATGAGTTTCTCAGTGGACCCGGCGATCTTAAGGATATCTGCACGAGAGCCCTTGAGCGCTCCCTGAACGCGTTTGATGGCAGATGGTAAATCGATAGTATCTGTACGAAGTTTCTCGCCGATACCTTTAGCGATGCCTACGGTCTTATCAAAGATACCACCGAGGCCCGAAGAGAAGGATGTAATCTTAGACGACAAAGCTGTACGCAGTTCAGAACTGGTCTCAGCATAAGCATCTACTACTTTTGTTTTGTCTTCTGGTGAACCCAGAAAGGACGGGAGTGCGATAGCTGCCATGTTTACTTACCTTGAAAAAAAAAATAGTGGTTCATAAGATTTGGCATAGCAGCCTCCCCGAAGGGAGGCCACTGTGTTTACAACGATTCAACTACTTCGCGAACAATACCGAGCCACTCTAGATCTGCCGAGTTCGCTTTCTCACCGATATGGACTTCCGTCTTTCGGTTAGCGACCAGTTTGATCATAGGGCGTTTCGAGATATCACGTAACAATGCACCTTTCATGATATCCTTCAAATCTTTCACGAAGACATACGCAGCTTGTTTCTCATGTAGCTTATCGAAATCGTGCGGGTAGATAGCCCGCAGCCAACCTGGCTCCGAAGAACCAGTAATCAAGTACATACGCAAACCGCGATAAGTACGGAAGTTCAAACCTGTTGCTGTTTGTTTCGGGGTTTGGTTATCGATCGAGAATGGGTTGTCTCGGCTGATAGTGCTCAGGTTCAGAACTTTTTGCATTACGCGATCTCACTGTACGGATTTTCGATAGTGGCAGAATACTCAGCGTCAGGCATACTGAGGATCAAGTGCGGATCATCTGTCCACTTCAACTTCAGGGTGTACACTTCTTTTTGTGGTTTTAACAACAGGATGCCACGCCGGAATACGTTCCACGAAAGCTTTCCATCCAAAAGCGCTCGTTTCATCATGCTGATTGTAGAGTTAAGTTCCGACTTCTTAACACCAACATTATTAACTGGGTTGTCTGAATACTCTTGGAACAGTTGTTCCCACTGAATCTCATCAATGCCTTCTTTGGCGATGATGTGTCGGAACAAATAGGCCAGAGTAGAAACTGGTTTTTTGGCTTTGCTGAATACGCTACAATCACCGTACGTGAAGATATCTCGATACTGCAATTTCTCATCTGCAGCTGGATCAATCACAATCTCGTACGACGTGCTACTTCCGTCCCGCCAGGTATAGTCCATCACCAACTTAGCTTCCATTGGTGACAGAAAGTCCATCGCCTTCTTGAACCCACCCCAAGGCAGATCGTCATTCAAAAGGGCTTTATTCAAGTTCCCTTTGTCTGGCTTCTCTTGGTTATGGGGTTTCTCAAAGTACGCAGTCAGTCGCTTGTTCCAAACGATCTGATTCACCCGACGCCAAAGCAATACTTCTCGAAAGAGAAAGCAGAGAACACCTTGTGCGCGGTTCTTACCTTTAAGCGGATCGGTCAGTAGATCTTTTACGGATTCCATGTTGCATATCACCTACGGTGTATATTGAAAAGGGTTTGATAGAGCTAAAACCATTTTGTCAGGACAAAACATCTCCTTTGTCGTGAAGGATATCAATAATCAGATCCGACAACGTATAGATGTCGAAGTACACATGCAGCATCTTTCTTTGCCCATAAGTACCCTCGATTGTTTCCAGGATACCACAGTGCGCTTGTAGCAGTTGACGCAGTTGTTCCAAACACTCTTTGATGCTCAAGTGTCCATGTACGGGATCGAAGAAGTAATTGTCAAGTTCTACTTCGGCTTGGTGCATCATGCCGGTTCGAGTGACGTAATCAATCCGTGAGTCTTGCTCATTAGCAATCGCATCGTTTGCATCCATCAGCAGTTGATGCAATTGAGCGAAGTTACGATGCCGCAGTTGTCCACTATGACCCATCACATCACGAATGGCCAAGTCATCCAGTAAGGACATATCAAACAACCGCCAGAATTCTTTGAGCTTGATGGGGTACTCTTCGGGTTTGCAGTTTGCCCCATCGATGTCCTCGAGGATCTCTGCGTATGTTTCTAACTTGGACGTAAGTCGCCAAGCTTTGTATTTCTTGATGAACAACGAGAACATCTTATGAACTCCAGAATGCCGTTTACGGTATATTGTTAACCTGTCGAGTAAATGTTCACTCGCAAAGAATAAGGAATATCACATGAGTCACGCCGCTCAAGCAATGACCTATGACGAACAGTTGGCTTGGGGCCAAGAGATCCGTGAAAGTATTGTCATCGACAAAATGTCTAAGGGACTAGCCGAATGCGACAAAGATGATATTGACATTATCCTCAAGGCTACCAAAGATCACACGCAAACCGCTATCGCAGCGAAACGTAATCAGATCGAGCAAGAAGGCAACAAATCTAACAGCGATCTGTTGGGTGCTATGGCTGAGATGATCCGCCTGGCTAAGAACAAGAACCCGTTCGAACGTACGGCACAAGAAGCAGCTGAGATTCCAGCTGGTCGAGCACCAGACGTTAAGTTGGAAGACTTGGGTGATTTCACACATGCTACTGGTGAAGATCACATCGGTGTTGTCAACGAAACATCAGAACAGTTCCAAGAGCGCATGAAGATCATTCGTGACGCTCAAGCTGCAGACGAATAAAAAGAAAATACAACTGCCCCCTCTCCTTTTTACGGGAGAGGGGGCAGTATGTCATTCTGCGTGGGACGTGTTACCAGGTGCAGGCAGCAGCAGCGGTTCTTTCGGTGCAGCATCCACAGGGGTTTCGACAGCGACATCATCATTGGAGAAGCAACGATAAGCCAAGTAGCCCAATGCGACAACACCAGCGATACCAGCAGCGGTGGAAAGTTTCATGCGGTTAACTCCTAAATGTTTTTTGGTTATTTGTTGCGCAGATAATCAACAGCTACCGCAGTGGCTACAACACCAATTGCGATATATGCCAGATGATGCCAGGTTGGGTCGGTCTTCTTGATCGTGCGACGATCGATATTGACTTTGCCGGTTTTCGGGTTAAACGAGACTTTGCCAAAACGAATAGTCGCCATGATCAATTCCTTAGATTAGGATGAAGAACAGTTTTACTATCGACCACATCGTACACACCGCTAGGGTGGCGTACAATACGAGCGTAAATACACCAGTAATAGCTGCGACAATAACTGCCGCGGTCGTACTGAAGCATGCCACAATCAGGGTCAGAATACCAACCACAAATCCACCACCCCATTTAAGGAACAGTGCGATAAGCCACACAACGATGGTGACTTGGAAAATCGTGTCTAACGAATTGTAGAACTCAAGCACTACGATGCATCCTTTTCCTGGGCTATACTCAAGATAGTAATATAGCTGTATAAAAGTTTTAAATCAACCTACGATGCCACCAGTAGGAAGACTAGGAGTTGGTTTGTGAAATTCAATACGGATGCTAGGAACGGCTACGTCCCCTACTTCAGACCAGCTCACTGAAACCGAATGCAACTTATCCAGAAGCTTAGGATCTGCCGCCAAAGCACGCTGTGCAGTTTGGGTCAGGAGTGCCAGCTTGTCTGTCGATTTACTTTCAACCATCATTTTTCAAATTACCTTGGGGTCATTTTTGAATTGCATGCGTACGCTTGGAACAACAACGCCGTCAACTGTAGACCACGACATCTCGAAAGATGTGATGCGTTCCATTACTGCCGGATTGTCACGGGCGATGCGTGCAGCGCATTCTGTGAGCAGTTCTAGTTTTTCAGTGGAGTGGCCTTTCAACATTATTACCTCAGGCTTTCAGGTTGCGAATTTCTTGTAGCGTATGACCATCCCACACAGAGCGGTCACGGAAATCTTGTTCTCTGATAGTGCCGACTTCAGCAACGCGACCTTCTTGAGTAAGTACCTGTTGGTAGTCAACGAAGTGTACTTTATCGCTACCCATTTGTTTTGCACGGAACAACCATGCATCGCGTTCGTCCAGATAGAAGTGAACTTCAGTCTTGAGGACTCGGGAAGGATCGTCCTTCTCGCAATGAACAACTTGAACTGCGAAGAACCACTGATCCTGATCCATCGAATTGTCATTCGAGCAAAGGAACAATGATACCCAGCTGGAATGGTTCTCGTGATGAACCACGCCTGTTGCCGCTTTTGGTGTACGGTATTCCGGAAGTGTTTCTTTGAAGTAATCGCGTTCCAACTTGTTACCCGCCTAACTTGTAGAGATGTATGTAACCCAACCAATGGGCGATGACCATTACTAACATGATAGCAAAGTCGACGGCAATAGCGCCGACTAGCCAAGCGGCCACTTTTGCACTAGCACGCCTGTTAGCTTCTTTCTCAGATTCTTCATCGTTACAGGTAGCAATGTAAATCATGAATGGTGCGATAAGCGTAAGGCCGAATAGCAGCATTCCTATCGCCATAACGACAAAGAAAATTAAATCTATTGTTGTAGGGCCCATGTTATCTCTTTTGTTTTCTATATACCAAGATAGTAATATAGATCTGAGATTTCATGGAGTCATGACATTAACTTGCGTAGCTGACAAAAGGAAGCCCAAAGGCCTCCTCCTATAACTACGATTGCGACAGCAATCATTTTATTACCATGTTCTTGTTATACTGTTCTGGAACAGTTACGTTAGTCGGATCAAGCACTACGAACTCTGCTTGGTTGAAAGCACCGTGTGTAGATTGAAAGTGTGAGATGTAGAAGATCTGTTGGTACTGACCGAGTTCAATCAAACGCCCAATAAACGGCACGAGGTTAACTCGGTGTTGTTCATCGAAGGTACGACCGAATTCATCAAGCATCAATGGATAGTCATCAAAGCCCATGAACTTCAACAATGCTACACGAAATGCAAAGTTAACGATCTCACGTTGTGAGTCTGAACCCAGATCAATATCGGTAGGTTCAACTGCACCATTACCAACACTGAGTGGGAACTTGTAATCGAGATCATCACGATCCATCTTCGATGGCAAGACTTCCATTGGGTAAGTCCATACATCTTCGATCACAGTGTTAACCAGTTTTGTTACGCCTTGCAGGAAGCCCAACATGTATTGACCAATCAAGCCACCTTTAGGTGACAAGGCTTTAGCCAACAGTTGAAAGTCTACATGAGCATCAGCAGCGTCAGCTACTGTATCTTCCAACAAACGAATCTCAGTATCCCGACGTTCGGCTTCACGCAACCGATTACCGACGTGTGCCAGTTGTTGATGAGTTGCATCGATCTCAGACGTAAACGCTTGATCCAACAACCATTCAGCTTGTTGCAAAGCTTTGTCGCGCCATTCTGCAAATGCACTCAAGCAACCATTCACTTTGTTAATGAACGAGTCAACATCATTACCTGAGTGAACGTATGCTTCGATAGCATCACGGGTAGACTGCTGCGCCAGCAACTTAGCATTGATCTCAGCTTCCAAATCAGCAGCACGTTGCAGCATGTAACCAGCAGCATCGAAGTCGATAGCTTCAATTACTTTCAGTCGTGCTTCAAGTTGCTTAGCATGTTCGATCTGAATCTCTGCTTCGATCATTGCCCGTTGTGCAGTATGCCAACTAATTACATCTGTGGCCACGGATTTTGGTAAACGGAATAGTCTACCTTCACCGACAATCCATTCCCAGACCGGTGCGTAGTCACGGTGGTCCCGCGAAACCTGTTGGAACTGCTGGACATATCCAGCGTAATCAACGTACCGTTCAAGGTATTCCTCGATAGCTTTGATCTCACGCTGGAAATGAGTTTCTGCGTCTGAAGCCTTTCGCAATCTTTCTTCAAGTTGTGGTATATCTTTCGGATTGACCCCAGGAGCGAAAGTGTGTTTGCAGTTTGGGCATTCAACATGGTCACATCCTTTCAGTGTAGCGATACGGCGCATCGTTTCAGAAATGAACTCTTCGATGCTGCGCAGCTTTTGTTTGTGTTCTTGCAATAGTTCTTTTTTGCTATGTGCAATCGATGTTGACATCTCACCCGTTTCGTTATTAGGGATAGACATCACAATACCGTACACACGTTCAAATGCATCTTCTAAACGAGCGTGTTGATCACCAAACAAACCAGTACGGCACAGAGGGATCTGTCCTTGGTATGCTTTTACTACAGCATTGTTTTCTGCTGCTTGAGCCATGTGATGATCAAGGCGTTCATTCAACTCAGCTAGATCTTCAACCGAGATCTTATCAATCTGTGCTGGTGTGGTAGCTCGAATGGTTTCGAGTTCTTCTAACAGTCGATCAATTACTGCTTGTGCCGACTGTACGTTAGCCAAACGCTGGTTAACGATTTGGTTGTATTCTCCTTTGTTCAATACACGTGTGTTATCCGTCAAACGTGGATACTGACGCAACAACCATTTAGCATCGTGAATCAATGCATCCAGATCTTCCTTGGCTTGCCCGTTATGAGCAAACTGACGTTTAGTCGATGGGTTACGATGTAAGAACAACGTGTTAACCCGATCAGTCAATCGTTGCCGTTCTTGACGCAGTCGGGTGATTTCAGAGTCATCGAGCATATCGATGTTTTCATTAGCCAAACGTTTCGTCATGTGATCGATAACGTTCTTCTGTGCTTTGGCTTGTTCGTTAACTCGGTTCAGCAAATTGATTGCATAACCCAGATCAACAGGCGAAGCACGAGTCAGCCATTCACGACGTTTATTAACTGCCAATTGTGAAAACTTGGTCCGACCTGTAAGCAGATCTTGAATGTCTTGTTGCAAACCGAATTCTTGCTTACATAGATCAAGTTGGATCTGATAAGTACCGCCTTCGTTTAGCTCAACGTCATTACGGAGAAACGAGTGATGACCGGTACCTTTGTCATATATAGAGTTCAATACATACTGAGCACCTTTGTGCATGCAGTGTACTGTCTTACTCCCATTCTTATCGAATTGAGAGTGATGAGATGGTAGTGGACTGAGTTCGTCAAGTAGTGACGATTTACCGCTACCGTTCGATCCAATGATCACCATCAGGTTCTTTGTTGGTGTCCATTCTAAACTTTGGATGTTCTTTAGCATCAATCGTTTGTATTGCACTAACCTAACTAGCTGTAAATACACAGTAAAAAGCCCCCTTCCTTATTCTTAGCGCTGATGTCTACATTAGATCTGGTTGCTGAGTATAATCTTCAAGGAATCAAAATGGAACAGCCTGAAAACAACCCAATCAGTGGCCAAGCCACTTCCAAGTACCGCATGGTTTCCATCGGTACAGCAAAAGAAAACAAACCCCGCGATTCAACAATGCTGAACGTTCTTATGAACGAGAAAGCAATGGCTACTGACGGAGAGATTACTTTTAATCCTCAAGAAGTAACTCGTGAATGGCAAGACTCATCTGGTGCATCACATCAAGTAAAAACCACAGCAGAACGTTCGGTGCCATGTGAATGGTATCCAGGTGAAGACAACCGTGCTACGCCACCTGACGTAATGCGTAACGAACTTATTGAAGTATGGCGACTAGGTGACTCGGACAAATACTTCTGGCGCTCTATGGCCATGAAGAACGGTCTACGGGCATTAGAGTCAGTTGTTTATACTTGGAACGCTTCCCCTAATCCTGGTGGCGGTGGTATTGACTTCAATACTTGCTATTACTTAGCTGTATCGGCACACGACAAACACTTTACGATCGGTACGTCTAAAGCTAACGGGGAACCTTACGCTTGGACCATGCAGTTTAATACTGGAGAAGGCGAGTTTACAATTACTGATGATATTGGTAATGAATTTGAGATCGTGTCTAAAGATAACCGTCTACAACTCAAGAATCCAGATGGCACTTACCTAAAGCTCGAAAAACAAAAGATCGAAGCGTCAGCTAACGAGTCTATTGAGTTCAAGGTAGGTGGGACCTCCTACAAGCTCACACCAGAGGCGGTAACGACGAAGACGACCGATGTTGTCAGTGACTCGTCAACGGTCACTATAAACGCTCCTACAGTCTCTATTGGCGGTGGTAGCATTACAATGCGTGCACCAGGTGGTTTCGCAATCGTGGGGTGATACATGGCAGGTATTTCAAAAGCAGGTATTGATACAGCAGGTGGGGTTATCCAACCAACCCAAGCTATCGCTACCATCAATGGTGTGCCTATTGCTACATTAGGCGCTAGTGTAACAGGTCACGGTAGTGGTTCACATGCTAGTGCCGTGATGGTTCAGGGTAGTGCGTTATTTACGATCAACGGCGTTCCAGTGGTATTAGCGGGAATGCGTGCCTCGTGTAATCACCAAGCTACCGGCGACGGCAAACATACATGTGCAGCATAAGACAGCATAAAGGCTTCCCCTAGGGGAAGCCAATATGTCGTTACTTGTCAACAGCCGCAAGGCATTGTCCAAGATAACCAAGTTCTTGATTGAGTGTACGTGAGTACCAACCATGGACTTGGGTCATGCATTCACACAGACGTTGCAACATGATACCGATAGACAAAGCGATTTCACCATGTGCACCTGGACCACCGCCCTTAGTCATTTCATCTAGCAATGCATTGACTGCATTAACTCGACGATCCATCATAGCCTTCACATCGTTTGCACCACCGTTATTCTCATCGATAGATTTGTTAATCATATCGGAGATCTTAGTGATGGTGGCGAAGTCAGCTACTGGGATAGTAACGTTACCAGTGCTCTTGGTGTTGTATTCCCCAAAGGTAAACACAAACCAACTACGTAGCATTTCAACTGGGTTGTTATGATCCAACATCGACGCTTCACGAGCATCGGGAATAGTCAGACCTTGGTTACCCATCAACGGAACGGTGTTGTTTGTTTGATCAGGAGAACCAACGTTCGAATAACTCTCAGGGCTAAATGGAACAGTCGGTTTCTTAATACCTGACGCAATGGCAGCACCAAGTGCTTTGAAGTAAGCTTCTGAGGTTTCATCCTTCATGTGCTTACGTGCCAGTTGTTCAGCGGATGTCAGAATAGAATCAAACATCTTAGGGAAGTCACCATTGATCCATGCACCCATCTTAATGACGTTGTTTACAGCTTCAACATCGTTACCAACGAATTCACTTTCAATCGTCAACATCTCTGGCTGTAATGCTTCTTGTGGGAGTTCGGTTGTATCACCGTTACCCAAAGCAGAGCGTTGTTCTTCTGGGAGAGCAGCAATAGCTTGTTTGACCTTACGGCCTTTCTCACCCAACTTCTGCATACCCAAGCCAATTTTCTCAACAAGCTTACCGATGGTACGCAATAGCCACTGGATGATATTCCGAACAGTAACCATTACCTTCTTGAATCCAGTCACGAGGTCTTTACCTGTGACACCTTTGTCGTCCTTTAGGTCGACTTCAGCATCTTCCAAGGCGATGCGCATTGCCATCGCCGTTGGACCAGTAACAACTTCACGACCTTCCATCACACGCCGAAAACCTTCGAGAGCCAGATTGTACTGGTTCAGTCGGGCCAGGTCAGCGTTAACCTGAATTAAAGTGATATCGGTCATGTGAGTACCTTACTGAACAGAAACTACAGATTCGTCATCTGCTTCTTTGGTGCGGTCTTTGGTTTTGCCATCGGTAGGAGCAGCTGCAGAGTTCTCACGAACGGCAACGCCTTTACCAGTCGACTCACCAGCAACGTGGGCATAGAAAGCGATGTACGACTTAACCAACGAGGTCAGATAACCCATGAACATCCGGTGTTGCATCAGAGCTGCAGTGATTGCACCCTGAACAACATCACCAGCTTTGGTGCCTTTCTCAGAAGTGACTGTCTTAGCGAGTTGCTTCAGAGCAGCCATCGAGGTGTCTTTACCGATCAGGTTAGCAACGATGCCTTTAACCGCATTCAGTGCAGCTACAGCACGTTCTTTCGAAGGGATCTTAACTTCACCAGCACCGCCTTCAGCGTCACCGACAGAAGCGAAGTCAAACTTCATGAACTGTTTCATGTGTGCAACACCAACAGCAGCAGTGCCACCGTCTTGTACACCAATGAACATAGCTTTGTTACCAGGCATTACCGGAGAACGGGTAACGATTGGGTAGTTGGACATTGACGAAGGAGCATCACCGGAATCAACTTGGGTGAACTGGGAGAACGTTGCTTCCAGAGCAGCTTGTGCGGCATCTTCGATACCATCGCTACCACCAGCATCTTCGTTCGCTACTGCGACAGACTTGCCTTTGGCTTCGATAGTGTTGACGAGTTTGATCAGAGCTTGTGGCCATTCAACCAACAGTTGCTGTGCAGTCTTCTCAACATTCTTAACGATCTCAACCGAATCACCAACGAAGTTACCGTTGACCATCAGACGAGCACCACCTTTGAACTGCAGAGTATCGCCAGCAGACAGTTCAGCGCCTTGTACGGCTTTGATAGTCTTGTCGAGTTCTTCGATCAGTTTAGGGGTATCACGAGTGAAGTGGTTCCATGCATCGATCAACATTTCCAGCAGTCGCTTCAGAGCGTTACCGGCAGCAGCACCCAGATCTTTCAGCTTATCACCAATGGCAGCTTCCAGACCTTTAGCGCTAACCAGATGGTTACCTGGGCGCGAGTAATCTTCGAGGGAAGTTACGACAGGGCGGAAGAAGTTACGGTCATGAGATTCTAATGCGATCTTAACCGACTTAGCAAATTCAGGAGTAGGGCGCTTACCAGCTTTACGCATGCCAACTAGCATGGTCTGGTATTGTTCCAGAGCGGCTTCTACTTTGTTGATGTTCTCTAGGTCGTTACCTACAGTTTCAGCACGATTCAAGGCATTGTCAGAACCAACGGTAATACCGGTGTTCTCCAACTCTTCAACGGCCTGCTCAACGTTCATGACTGCGTCGTCGGCTTCTTTTGGCTCGAGGTGTTCTGTTTCATTTGCTTCGATAGCGTCTTCTTTAGAAACAACGCCAGTGGTAAGATCTTTCTCACCAGCCGATACAGCATCAGGAGTCTTGTTAGTAACAGCATCTTCTTCACCTGCGTTACCAGCGTCGGTAGTTTCTTTAACTGACACTTTACCAACGTCTTGGGTTTGTGCAGTACCGTCTTGCGTGGTGTCTTTCAGTTCTTTGGTTGGAGTGTTCGATACCGATGCACCTACTTCTTCGTTCGGCGTTACAGTGTCGGTGATCTCAACCTTGACGTCCTTCTGTACAGGAGCATCAACGGATACGTTCTTATCTTCAGCGATGGCTACAGATTCCATCGAGGCGAGAAAGCCCATTGCATCTTGAAAACGTTTTTTGGTAGCAGGTTTCTTCACTGCTGGTTTCTTAGTTACTGGCTTAGCCATGTGGTGTTACTCCGCGGATTAAAGTTACATAAGGTTGGTACCAGAGGCACCAACCGAATGATTTAGTTAAAGCTGTTTGAACATTGCTGCTGTGACGATCTTAGCTGGGATGGTCTTACGCTTTTCCACATAGAAAGCCTTAATGACCCTGTGGTAACCATCCATCGTAACCCATTCACCTGTAGAAAGCTGTGTGACACAGACTGGTACCGAGGTATCAGCAGCGCGCATGCGCTTAACATCATAGTCATCGTCAATCATCCATGTGACACGGTCCAATGGAAAATCAACAACGGGTGTATTCCGTGTCACGGCTAGTAGACGATCCACACTGTAGGTTTTACCCATGTGCGTAAATGTGCTATCCGGACCTTCACTATAAGCTTCCGTAGATGGGCTTACTTTGCCATGGTCATCTCAGACAACAACAACAGACGTGCAGTGGTTGCTTGGATAATCAGCTTAGTCAAAGGTACAACATCCGAGTTACTAAGCGTAGTCAGATATTCCGTAACCCACTTTTTGAAGTCTGCAGCTTTACCGATATCCATCATGTATTTAGTTTCTTCGGTAATCTTTGCAATATCGGCTTGAACACTAACCCATATCTCCCCCATTTCCAGTGCAATATCCAGAGTCTCGTCATTGGTACTCAACAGACGTTTAACAGCATCAGGACCTAGCACTTCGTAATCGGTGAGCTGCTCTGGCTGGTCGTGTTGGACCATTTTAAAGCCCCACTTGTTGTCTGTTCCCTCTAGTTGGTAATTGCTGGGCAATAGACCTTGTTCTGGAGAAAACTCAACTTTGATGATCTCTTGGGCGATTTTCTGGATGTCGATCATCTGAGCGGATTTAGATTCGTCACCAAGCATCAAACGAAGAACTTCTTTAATGGAAGCAGCGGTGGGTTTCATCCAGTTATTATGAAGATCAGTCAGAACCTTCAGGTTAATCTTCTTCATGTCGAGAGGATCTTTACCAGACAACACGCCGATGTTAGCAACCGTCACACGCTCTTTCTTTGCTGGGGCAGCTGGTTCTTTAGCTGCGGGTTCGTCTGTAGTTTCAGACGGAGCAGATCCACCTAGAACTTTAGTAACTTCGGCAGCTGTCTCAGGAGTAGGAGAAGCCAGCAACTTGGCATTAGCTTCTTTCACTTTCTTGGTGCGCCCAAAGACTTTATCGAAAAGCCCTTTCAGTTTTACCCAGCGTTCTTTCAACCACGCCATGAACTTCTTCCAGCCTTCAACAACTGCGCCTTTCAGCTTATCCAATTTACCGGTAGCTTCTTTCTCAGCTTCTTGAGTATGGCCGATACGGGCTGGTTCATTTTCGTCATCGATTGCTTCTAACGATGCATTCAACTTAGAGAAAAACTTGGGATACATGCCACGCAGGTCATGGGCAATAACAGATGCCGAGGCTGACTCTAAACCAAACCGAGTTGACTTGCGAAGAATAGCCAGGTATGCTTCAGTCGATACGCAGGCTTCATCAAGACGTTCCAGTTTTTGGTGGATCGCTTCGCCTTGGCGTTTAGAAGCTTCGTCGATTGCGGTAAAGTCTTTACCATCTACATCTACCTCAAAAGCAGCTTCTGCAACCTCACCTTTACCCGAACCATCGTCAGCCACTTGTTGCACAGCGTCTTTGCCCAGTTCAGCACTTACTTCTTTGGCATCGACAGTTTCAGCTGCACCCTCTTCGGATTCGAAGCTAGGAAGCAGTTTCGATAGTTTGACCTTAGCCATGTTTGATTCCTTTCAGTTGGCTCTTTTGTGCAGCAGCAGCTTCGAGACCGAGGTTAAGTGTAGTGACGCCATCTTTCAAACGCTTCAGCAATTCGATTGAATTAGTCATGCGACCAGTAGGGGCAGAGAAAGATTCCAGCGCTGGTACAGTCTTAGCGAAGAACTTAGGATCATGACGCTTCAGGCTAACCTGAATAACTTCAGCCAGGGATGGGGGAACCGATTCATTGCGATCGATATAATTCGATACTGCATTAGCGTGATGCTCGCAAGCGGCCTTAGCCTCTTCCATCTTTTCCATGTCACGGTCGATCTGCTCACCTTTCTTGATTTCGTCTTGAATGGTAGCAGAGATCATATCGCTGTCACCAACACTCACGGTATCAGCAGCAGTAGCGGCTTCGCCTTTAGAGTCAGCTTCAGCTGTAGGAGCAGCTGGGTGATCATTAGTAGCCGATGCAGTTGCATTGGTTACATCTACTTGGCGGGCAACGCCATCGCTATCTTCCAGGCTGGCAAGGAGAGCGGAAAGTTTCTTAGGTGATAAATGAGACATATAAACTCCGTTATGGAATCAGACCTTGGTCTTTAAGTTTCTTGATGATCGACTCGGCGACCGCCAAGCGTTGGGACAACAAAGCGTTCTTTCGCTGTTCTTCAGCGAGACGAGCGTAATCGGTTGTACGATTAGAAATCGCAGCCTCACGCTTAGCTTCATTCGTTTCGTGTTCTTCTGGAGTTACAACACTCAACAGAGGAACCACACCGATGTTGATCGTGGGGACCACACCGATCGTATCCGAGATTACTTTAGCTACCTGGGTAACTAAGAAGTCTAAAGATGCGGTAACAGGTAAAGCACCACAGCTTGCTGATAACACAACGTGGTGGTACGGCTTAGAATCCAATGATGGATAAGACGTAACAAACGACGAAGGGATATATAGCGGAGCATCTGTGTCAGAAAGCAGTGTAAGAATCATGACGCCTTTACGACGGTCATCATTATACACAGCTTGGGAAATAGTCATCGGTCCGTAATACGTTTCAAAAACGTTTACGCCGTTGTTCTCGATGTCGATAAATGTACGGATCGCACCGAGTGTGTAAAGGAGGCCTGGCTTAGTGGCAAAAGGAGATTTAACTTCCCAGCGTCCTTTTATTCCGATTTGCGGGATTACGCTAGTCATTGGCGGAGCCTTTGTTAATTGAAGGGTCATCAGATTGGGCATAAGTGGAGCCCGAAGGCTCCAGCGTTATGTGAACTCTTCAACAGACGATTTCGTTACAACCAGATAGTTGACTCGTTGGAAAACAGCCGATGCGTAAACCACACCGTCACGCACCATTCGAGAAATACCCAGCGGTACCGAAGTGTAACGGTCCATCAACTCAGCTTCTTTCAGGAGCTTAGCGAAAAGCAGCATCCATTCACCAGTTGTCAAAGGATCAACACGGTCGAAGTCAGCTGTGTTGTTAGTCACCAACAGATAGTCAGGGAACTTCTTAGAGAAGCGCACAATGCCCTCACGGTTCTGTGGGTTACCCACTACACCGAAAGCCAGAGACTTGTAGGTGTGAGAAGAGATCTCATACTGTGCATCAACCCAGGCCTGTGTGTAACCAGGACCACGAGCTGTACGACGCAGTAACGGAAGTTCTTTACGTGGATCAACTGTTGGACTGTAGAAACCTGCACCGAGGATACCTGCCTCTACGGAATAGTTTTCCCAGAAAGGTGTGATGATAAACTCGGTCTTCTTAAAAAGGTCAGGGAGAATCGCTTCCCACTCTTCACGGGTATGTGTCGAGTTGGCCAACAGTTCTTCAATGATCTTATCGTTGATGAAGTCTTGGTTGTCTGCAGCAACCCCGTAAAGCAATGCAAGCCAGCGAGCTGGTTGACGCATTGTCGGGTTACGTGGGTTAACGTAATCGTAAGTCAATGACCGTAGATTAGTGAACGGGTATTCTGCACGCTTGACTTGTACTTCTTCTAGCTTCTCATCGAAGTTGTAAGCTTTGAGTGCTTCAATAACCAGCAATGGATCTTTGAAGAAATCGTCATACGGAATCAGTGGGTGAATAACCTCGATGAAGTATTCATCGTACTGACCCGAGAAGCTATCATCGGCATACCAAAGTTGTACACGGTTTGTTTCGGTTGGTGCAGACATCTCAAACACAACGTACTCTGGCATCCAGATAACATTGTTGGTAAGCATCTTACCGGTAGAGAAGCTTTTCAGTAGTGGACCGAACTCGGCCAATACCAATTGTCGAACGACTTGGGGATCTTGAGTGATCGCACCAGCAATGGCCTGATCCAACAGATACTTAGACAGCTTGAGGACCAAGTCCTTGGTTGCTGAATCAACATCTACTACAGTTTCATCCCTTACGCTATGAAAGGAAAAAAACACTGTATTCGGTACTGACGTGCTGGTGTGGGTCGTTACGTCTTTTGCGTAGGTGAGGCTGTTCTTGGACAGTTCTCCAATCTTCGCGACTTGGTCAGGGATATTACTGACCATGGAAGGGTATCCAATGAAACCTTTCAAGTTAAGCATTTAACGGTCCTCATGAGCGGGCGATGGTAATCCATCTATAAAATTGATAGCCCCGCTTGTGTTAACGATAAACGTCATGGTAGAGTGGGGATTTCCCCATGGGAAAGTTGTCTACCGTTTTAAAAGCTGTCTTGCGATAGAAAAACGCCAAAGTGCGTTAACGGGTAGGCGTAGTTTGGAACACTGACTAGAGGTAATCATGGTCATCGTAACTACACAAGCCTTGCTCTCCTTGTGGCCGTTCCTCAAACGTGCGATCTTCGGTGAACGCGCTATTAAAGAGGTACTGCTGGAAAACCGGCACATCACTTTCATGTTGTTCTGTATCATGCTTATGCTTGCTACGATCTTCTGGGTGGGTACTGAGTTGGATGTTGTTAAAGCTGAGAACCATGTAATCGCTCGGGAACTCAAGGACCTCAAGGCTACCTATGAAATTACCGATCTCGACGGTCGTCGTCGGCGATTAGATGAACTACTCAAGTAAAATACCAATGGGAGTAACCATGCGTTATGTTCTATTTTTACTGTTCTTTTTGAGCAGCGGTTGCGTTTTAAACCAACCACAAAGTTTCGTGTATATCACTGAGACTCACACAAGCAATGTCTCCAACACCTCCAGCGTGTCAACGAAAACAATAAAAGAGACCTCTGCTCCTAAACCGAAGCCGGTAATCATCGAACACACAGTGGATACAACAAAAATAACATGCACTGAGTTCCGTTTACCGCCCGCCGGTAACCTACCACCTAGGCCAAAATTTAGCGACCCTGCGCAAGACGATAAAGTAGACATAGACGCGATTCTGACTGCGCATATCAAAACGCTTGAGAAGCACGTTGATTCCGAAAGGAAGCGTGTGGAGAAAGCGCATCGCGATTGGCAAGTCTCTTGCAAATAAAAGACTGACTTGGTTAATAATCTAGTATAGTTTTGTTTATTTGTGAGGACATCATAATGGATGGTATTGTTCTTTATACTGACGGTTCATTCCGCCAGAATAAAGCAGGTTGGGGCATTCACGGTTACACCTATAGCGACGTTGCGATGTCTTCTAAAGCAGCGACTAAACAGCAACCGACAGCTAAAGGGTATAAAGACGTACCGGCTTCGGAAACTGTGTCTGTGATTGAATACATCGATGCTTATGGGGCAATCGAGAAGAATCCTACTAATAACACAGCGGAACTTGGTGCTGCGATCGGAGCATTTGAATATGCGATAAAGACACCTGCGAAACAGATGACTATGCTGATGGATAGCGAGTACGTCCGTAAGGGTCTAACGCAGTACGTTCCAAAGTGGGCGAAGAATGATTGGATTAAATCTGATGGGATGCCAGTTGCAAACGTTGACTATTGGAAACGTCTGGTTGAACTGAAGAAGTCGTGGGAAGAACCGAAGCGTAAGCTTGATCTGCTATGGGTTAAAGGTCACTCCAACGACATGGGTAACGACAAAGCAGATGCGAACGCTTTGTTGGGTGCGGGACATGAAGTCAAAGCCGCACCGGTAGAGATCAAACAAGAAGGCGAAAAGGTCAACAAGCTAAAGAAGCAACCGGTAAATCCACTGGTTCTGGAATCGCGTTTGTTGTTCGGGTTTAATACTGGAGAAGATCCTGACGGATACTACTACATGTATAGCCTGGGTCGGATGCATAATTACGGCTTTAAACCGCAAGACACACCGAAAGATAAATTAGCCAAAGCTGATCTGTTAATTGGTCGTCCGATCTCCGAAGCAACATTCGGTGTCTACAAAGCGTACGAACCAGATGCTTATCTGGAGCAAGTGATTGCTATGCACGCTGCGTGTTTTCCAAGTGATAACCCGGAACTCGGGATCTTGAACTTGTCGAACGTGTTCAACGCTCAGATTCGTAACCGTATTGAAACGGCGAATGCTGATCTGTTGTCGAAGCACACAGACATTCTGGTATTGTCCACAGCCGACTACAAGTTGGTCAGCCGTACTCTCAACCCACCGCGACGGGCAAACGATGCCGTAGCGACCTTCCAACAGCTCCAGCGACAGTTGGACGATTACCTGACAGGCAAGTTGGGTGAAGGGGTTGAAACATTTGATATTACATCCGCATTTTTCGAGCAGGTCTCGTCTGGAAAGAAAGAGATCCGACAACTTCTGAAATCGATTACTCAGAACACGGAGTCGATTAATCCGAAGATTCAATTCCGCGGGCAAGAAGTGGACTTGAAGTTGTGCTTGGGGTTGGACATTCCAACTCGAAATCAACTGAATCGGATTGGTGCTGGGTATACGAAGGTAGAAGTGTTGGTCATTGCTGTTGGGCCTCGTGCCTACACATACGCGACTGTGTTCCAAACGGACGAAGGTTCTGCAATTTACCAGAGTCCGTACACACAGTTCATTCTACCTAAATAGCGGGTATTCCATGAAACTACTAACCTCTCTCCGTAAGGTCATTGCCCGGTTCTTTACACGAATCGGGTTGCGCTGGTGCGCTAAGTTAGACAATGATTTTAAAAGGATGTGTGTGTTAGCCATTATCCACTCTAAGTGGGTCGGCGGTGATGTTGTACGGGAACGCTATGCAAAAGCAATGTCAATGAATGACCAGATGTGTTTGGTCCGTGACGCTAATGCATTGAAATTCCCTACTTGCATTGCGGATCATTGTTTAAGGGACATCCCAAGTCTTAATGAAGCCAAAAGCTCCCCGGACTGTGGATGGAATCGTATTCGCAAGGCAATCCCTTGCTGGCTGCGGTACTCTGATGAAGATACATTCCGTAATGACATTCAACGGGTGTTCGCGATTTGTGCTTCACCTGTGGTTATCGCATAACGACATATTGGCTTCCCCTAGGGGAAGCCTTTATGCCATCAGCGGAGTTCTTTCTCTAGTTGAGCGAAGACTTGGTTGACTTCGGTCAGACGGGTAATTTGAATAGCGTACCATTCTACCCATTTTGCTACTGTAGCAAGTTCATTGCCGATTGTTTGGATCAGTTGCTTAGAGGCTGGGTCACGCTCTGAGGACAACGACTTGAACAAACCTTGGGCAACGGCTACCAATTGCTCTACAGACGCCCGTACCTGTTCTGGGGAGGCCTGAGCCAACAGCTTACCGTACTCGACCATCTGGAATTCAGCTTTAACGAATTCAGCGTTGTTTGAGAACAGATTACCGAACATTGTGGTTGCGTCATTACCAGCTTTAAAGAACTTAGCTTCATCAGCCAGGAACTTAGCGAGTTGTGTGGCATCAGCAGCCCCACCTGGGAAGTCACGGCGATCACCACGTTCAGTTGGGTTGGTGACGTAGTAACCCAGACGTTTAATAGCTGGATCGATAACAGTAGCTTTGACATTGACCGCAGTTGCAATGCGTGGAGCCATACCCATCACGTAGTCGTGCAGGTTACCAGTAAAGCCACGAGGCATGGATACCGGAGTAGATTGAATCTCCATGTAATCCAGCGAGCGCATAACAGTGTTCATGTTGCTTGGATACAGCGTGGTCAGGGGTGCCCAGTTAAACGTGGTCATCAGCTCGAAGCCGCGTTTGATGGACATAGAAACGTTTGCACCCATACGTGCGAACCAACCGGAGATTGCACCCATCTCGGCAGCTTCCATGGAAATACTTTCGCATGCAACGTAGAACTGACGGATTGGATCGATCTGAACATTATCAGCCGATTCGTTAGATACGACTTCGTTCGTACCATAGCGTGTAAAGAGAGACATGGTAGCTACCTTGTGTTAATGATTCTTGGAGTCTAGACATAAAATTACGCTTGAACTCAATTAATTGATTGCTCTATAACATCAACGAGGAAAAAACATGTTCGGAGAGTTTAAGAAACCATCCTTTCGACCTGCAGTTAACGTAGGTTGTTTGATGGACATTTCGTCTGGCCATTATGAGGAAGGCGAACATGGGGAGATGATCCTCAACGGTGGTCTGGGTGCGTTGAACGGGATTGTATCTCGTCCAAACAACTTTAAGACTGCGCTGGGTGTTTACATGCTAGCTATGGTTCGTCGTGCCATGCCTGGTTCCCACTCGATGGTCTACGATACAGAAGGTACACTGAATCCAGTTGCTCGTTTCTCGTCCATCGCACAGCACTTCCCTGAGATCGCTGCGATCGATTTCAACGACGATCCACAGTTCATGTTCACTGACTTGTCTCAGTACACCGGTGACGAGTTCTTTTTCACCCTGCGTAAAGCTCTGGATGCAAAAGCGAAAGAGCCAAAGAACCACACACGTACTACTCCGTTTGCTGACAAAGATGGTAAGCCAAAAGAATGTCTGCAACCTACCACAGCTTTCATTGACTCGTTCTCGAAGTTCATTGTTTCTGCTGTAGATGAGATGTACGCCAAGAACAAGATCGGTGACGGCAAGAACAACACCGATGCGATGACTAACGGTAAAGCTAAGAACCAACTGTTCAACCAGCTTCCACAAGTTGCAGCCAAAACTGGTACCCACTTCATTCTGACTGCTCACGTTGGTGACATCATCAACATGGAGATGTACCCTACAGATAAACGTAACCTGACCGGTATGAAGAAAGATACCGTGTTGAAAGGTGTATCGGGTGGCTTCTACTCTCTACCTAACAACGTATACGACGTAACGTCGAACAAGCCATTGCTCAACAATGATAAGATGCCTATCTATCCGTTGGACAACGCTACGGCTATGCAAGGTGACTCTGACCTCCGTATTTTGGAAGTTAAGAACCTGCGTTCGAAAGGTGGAATCTCTGACCTGCCATTCCCAATCATCGTTGCTCAATCGGAAGGTGTGTTGCCAGCTCTGTCTGAATTCCACTACTGCAAAGAGAACGGTTTCGGTATCGGTGGTAACGTACAGAACTACTACGTTGAACTGCGTCCAAACGTTGCACTGTCTCGTACCAAAGTTCGTCAGAAACTTAACAGCGATGAAAAGCTGCGTCGTGCTGTAGAGATCCAATCTGAAATGTTGCAGCTGATTCAGTTCCAGCGCAAATTGGATATCCCTACTCCACAAGAACTGTACGATGGTCTGGTGAAGATGGGTTACGACTGGGAGGTTCTGTTGAGCACTCGTGGTTACTGGATGCTTAAGGAAGACGAACATCTCTGTGAGAAGAAGTTCTTGTCGACTATGGACCTGATCCGCATGCTGCGCTTTGAGTACAAGCCTTACTGGATGTCGAAAGAAGACAAAGCGAAGATCGTTCCACTGGAGGTTCAGAATGCGGCAGCTGCTGCTTAAGCTCTTCGACTTAGTTACGTTAAGGGCACTTATTGTGCCCGAAACTTACTCTGGCATTTGCAGGTGTGATGTTAATGCACCTGCTACGTTCCATTGCGAACATCCCAAATGCAAAAGAAACCCAACTAAAGGAGCCGACTTCATTCGACGTTATCGTGAAGCGCGTCCGGAGAAATATCCATGAGTTATGCTGGAGATGTTGTACGCTTTCTGTTGTTACCGGTCACTGCTCCATTCAAATGGCTGTTTAAACATCGATGTAAGTTCAAGAATGGAGAAACCACATGCACTGGTTTGTTCTGTCCTGTAGGTAAAGAAGGACAACCTGGTTGGGATAACAACTATCGTGGAGGTGAATGGGTTTATCGTAAGCCATTACCTACTACCAAACCGCGAGCTCCAGCATCACCACCTAAACGTGGGGGCTTTGGGCGTTACTACAGCGATAGTCAAATAATCGTTATCGACACGGATAAGAATAATAAAATAACCATCAGAGCACCAGGTAATGTAACGATTAATTACGACAGCGAGAACAAAACGATCAGCGTTATTGATAGTAAAACCGGTGGGCCTTGGTCCATACCTGAACATCAACAACAGACTTAAAAAATGAACGTATACACATTCCAGTTAGGCAAGCTTGAGAACTTAGTCTTTGGTAATATCCCTTATTACGACACTACCGTTAAATCGGGTATGTGGCAATTAGCTCCCACATGGGAGATCGTAATGGGCGTAAAATCCAATGCCATTACTCCTGAGCAATATGAAGCTCACTACATGGCAATGCTGGAGTGGCGTTACTTCACTTATCCAGAATTCTTCGAGTGGTTGATAAGCCATGAAAACATTGCATTCGGTTGCTACTGCTCTGCCGGTAAATTTTGTCACCGGCACCTTATCACCAAATTCCTTTCAAACATAACAGAAGTTAATTATTGCGGAGAGCTTTAGTTAACTGGACCAACGTATGACTTCCTATAATCAATTCATCTTCGAGATGACCCGTGCCATCGATCCAGAACTAGCCGAAGATTTAAATCGTCGGATGGTCACCCCGCTTACTACCATTCCTGAAATGACCATCTTCATGAATGGGATCATTAACCAATACCCCGCTGAATGGGCACGCTTCTGGTTCCTTACGAATCATGACTATACCCTAGAGCAATGGTGCATGACTTATCGTAGTTCAGTACTACCATTCTTCTGTGCAAACCGATTGCCTCCAGTCGCTCATGACGCTAGAGCTATCTATCCGCTCTAATCGTATAGTATTCATTATTGGAGAAATACGATGTCACGCAAAGCAGCCGAAAAGGATGCACTGTATTTCATTGACATGTTCTTGCCAGGTAGCCCTAACAAGCAGCTCCTGGCCGATATGTTCAAGCGAATGTCAGATGCAGAATTTGCCCAGTGGATTGATAACTTAGAAAGTGGTAAAGAGTACGTTACTCTCTACGCCCCTAACTTAGCTGATGTTACACTGAGCATTGAACGAAACTACAAAGTCGCAGATGCGTTGGGTTTCGAACTGTTCCAACAACTCAAACTGACTGACCAATCCACCGGTCAAGTTTACCTAACGCCAAACAAACACTTGATCGGCATGTTGCCTTTACGTCGTCAAGTACAGATGCTCGCTAAGAAGCGTTCGATCCCAGGTTCTTCTCACGTAGTGGATGAGCGTTCAGGTCAAGCTTCGGGTGACTCTAAAGGCTCACGTCTATCAGGCCCAGAGATTCAAGTAAACGTTTCGAAAGGTTTGAACACAGCTGTATTGGAACTGGTTAAGTTCCGTGGTGGTGACGCTGAAGCTTACAACCAAATGAACCGTCAGATCATGGAGACGGGTGAAGCTTCTCTCAACTCGATCATGGCGGAAACTCCAAGTATCGTCAAATCGAACAAAACGTTGTCGGTATACCTATCGTCAATGATGTTAAGGAATAACCTTACATGACCACACGTCTAATCGATTCCATCCGCCATGCGTGGGTGGAAGGGTTAGAAGAGTTCTTGGCTTTGAACCCAGTAGGGGAAAAGTCATTGCTCTCTAACCTAATCCAAGTGATTGCCAATATTCGGATTCATCAGCTTCTTCGTGAAGGTAAGAATGAATCGTACATTCGTCGAGTCTATGACGATATCCGTAATATCCCTGAATTCTATATTCTACTGATGTCAGCGACATCTGCCTTTATGCTGGATCTGGAATTGCCCACAGACTGCGTACATTACTTCTGCCAACGGATAGAGATGTATACAGATGATTCCGGGGTTATTGACCACACCACACTGCAGCGCAGAGCTCCTACAGGTACCCTAGCAGCTATTCTGAAAGAAAACCCATGGCTCTTTATGCTTTTGGTTGCATCGACGCATGAGCGCGATACTGTGGCCACTCTAGCTAAGGCTGGAATCAAAGGATCTACTAAATGATCCGGAGAATCCTAATCAGTCTTGATGTGTTGTTGGATACTCGGTTAGGGGTTATCTCTAACATGAATCCAGCTGCAGCAAAAGCCTTGGTAAAGAACCCTGACTACTGGGAACGTGACTTCGATGACTGGTCTAAACTCACAGGTGGGTTGATCGATAACGAAGAGTTTAAAGAAGCTTACAAGAACCGTGGTGGTGAGAATAGTGCCGCTACATTGAATGCTAGTTTCGAAACAGGTATGGCTCCATTCCTTTATCAGCTATTAGCTGAGGCTGATATTAATGCCATGGATGGGATGACCCGTAATTCACAAGAAGTAGGTTTTGCCATTAACGTATCACCTTACGTGATGACACCTGCTGAACGTGCCACCTTGGTCGATATCATCCAAGCCAAGTATGGTACTGAACTAAACGTTAAGTTAGTTGACTATACAATTCCCGAGTTGACTGTAGCTACCCTAGCCGATGAATTCGGTGGGATGATTATCTATGAATTTGCAGACTGGTTTCGTTATCACCATGTCGCTATTGTAAGTTCACTGATGTCGGACTTCAACGTGATCCATCCTAAGTTGTTTGATCGTGATCCTTCGGAACTGTCATTAGAAGAAAAGAAACACGACTTCTTCCGTTTCCGTTTGGTTACTCAACACAACATGGACATTAACTACATTGACGCTCGTTACTTTAGTTTGATCAATATCAAGAGCTCCTTAGCAGCTCCGGTAGACGATGCAGCAGATACAGAAGCCACACCAATCGGTGCGATTGATGAAGACTTCCAAGCGTTGCTTCGAGGCAACATAAAAGCCTAGCCCCTAAGGCTAGGCTTTATGCCGTTATGTAACGAGTTCTAACACGGGTCGCCAAACAACTGAAGCCGATGGGGAGTTAAATCCATATGCTGGTTGCAATTGATCAATATTACCTGCTGCTGTAGACGAACAACCACGATAAACACTGTTAATCGCTGCTCCTGTCCCAGAGTAGTAATCTGCCGTAATGATGTACTGTCCCGTACTAATTACAGCTACAGAGTCATCCATTGCTGGAATATTATCCACGTTAAAATCACGGTTCAAATATACCCCGGCGAAGACGGCATCAATCTCACCGCCGCGCAAATCAGCAACAGCTGTACTAGTTGATAACATATTACTGCGCGAAGTCGGGGCGCGAACATAAAACTTATGGATACCGGAATTAAGCATTTTGGACTGGTCGATGATCCCGTATTGTGTTTTAATTGCTGCGGGCCATTCTGACGAAGGACGGGCGCCATACAACCAACCTAACTGATACAGTGTTGCTGGCGTTACTGAAGATGCAATGCGGGCATTAGGATAGAAAAGAATCTTCCCTTTATAGACGATTTTATGCCAATAGTTAACTGCTGACAAATCTGGTGTACCTGTTGCAGCTGTAATCCCGCACATGTTACATAATTCGCCAGCCGAGAAAATGTCTTCTAATGGAACACGCCCAAAGTAACCATAATCCCAAGTGCCACGAATTAACGTTTGTGGACCAGGACCAGTATATGGAATATAAGCAATGATGTACTCTGCAGATGGGGCTTCGTCTGCACCTACCACACTGGTAACAACGTAATGATAGGTTACACCTCGTTGAACGGTTGTATCCGTGTAAGTTAATGCTGTTCCTGGTAATGTTGCTAAGGGTGTACCTAAGTTACCCTGGTCGATCTTTGTTAGGGAGCGATAAACCTTTCGGCTTTCAGCTCCCACGTTATGATCGATCCAATCTAATTTGATTGGCATTGGTTATTCCTCAAAATTGTAGTTCCAACATGGGCGTCCAAGTAGTAAGCTGTCCTTGGGGAGTTCCTTGAATTGCTCCATCAATAATACCTACTGGACCACGTACTAGGGAAATGCGGTTGTTAATGACTGTCCCAGTAATGTGTTGTGTGATAGTCCCTTGGTTGGTCGGAGCAACTGCGGTTGGTGCAGTTAGCTGAGCAAGGTTATCATCCCACAGTGAACTGGTATTATAAGCCAAGGTACCGTTAGTATTGATTCGACCCATAGTGAGATCCCATTCAGAACCTTCAATCCATGCTGTAGGTGTATTCCAATCAGCCAATAATACATTGGTTGGACGGTTAGTCCCTTTGAAAGTACGGACTAGGAAATTATTACCATTAAGCGTTACAATTTTCTTCTGGTTAACCCCTACTAAGTTGGACGGTGTTGGATGAAGATCCAAACCAGTTCCATCTACTCCATACATCAGCCCTAACGCATAGATTTGATCCCATGTAATAGACCAACGAATAGACCCACATGGAACAAAAATGATTTTTCCGTTCAAGGCAAACTTGTAATAGTGGCTTACAGTTGTATCTGTGTTTGGTCCACCACCACCGGAAAATCCAAGTGCTGTTAGCAATGTAGATTGTACAGCGATGTCTGCGGCTGCCACACGCCCAAAGTAACCCGCTTCCCATGTGCCACGTATTAACTGTTGTGGACCTGGCCCAGTTGTTGCAAAGTATCCATAAATCTGATTGATACCCAGAAAGGTATCGTCCCCTCGATCAATGGCAATCCGAAAGTAATAGACGGTATTGTCAGTTGGCGGGTTCCACACAAACGAAGTTGCTGTTCCAGCTAATGTTGCAATAGGTGAACCCAATGCATCATCAGCTATCCTTGAAGTGGATGCGTAGATGCGAACAGCTGTGGCCACACCTACGTTAGAGGCTGGCCAATTAATGGTGATTGCCATACAACCTCACTTAAATAGCCGGAGCTACTAATTCCAGAACTGGATACCAAGAACACAAATAAGCGTCAGTGTTTGCCACCCGTGTTGAAATACCTGCACGGTTCTCAGAAGCAGCTCCGCGACGTACTACCGGTGTACCCGCTGTAGTATAAACTTCTTGGACTGCCGCGCCTGTATAGCCGTTCCATGGACCAGGTAATGTTTCTTGGACCGTCTGAACCGCGATGTTTACCAGGCGTTGCCCATCCGGTACATACTTGCAGATAGGTAGAACAAAATCATTCCACTCATTTGTGAATTCTGTAAGTTCGCTGCCCTGCGATGGTACTACCCGAGTAACGTCGTCACTATACCCTTTCATACAACGAACAATGAATGTGTCTGGGCCGATCTTAACAGTTTTGCGTTGGTCAACAGCAGTAGCACCATTACGATGGTTACCTGGACCAGTGACACCGAACATGAGTCCGGCAGAATAAATCTGTGTCCATTGTACAGACGAGGTCAAGCATGAGTTAGGAACAAAGAAGACCGTACCATTACGAACATACTTGTGCCACAAAGGTGCAGCATTCTGTGGGGTGCCAACGTTAAAACCAACAGCTGCCCGTAAGTTAGCTGTGTTGATGAAGTCGCTGGACAATACCGTACCAAAGTAACCGTAACTGTAATCACCATATTTCAATTCTGATGGTCCAGGACCTAACCGGGGTACGGCTTGAACACGGTAGTTTGTCGACACTGCACGATCGTTTGCGCTAGTGGTTTCAAACACGTAGTAATAATACTTACCGCGAACAGCGTTTGGATCTGTCCAAGTTGTGCTACCGTCAGTGATTGTTGCTACTGGAGCAGGCAAGTTCGCCGTGTCAATTGGAGTGTCACTACGATAAATTTTAAGAGTGACGTTGACAGTGTTAATATCTGTCCAGAGTAATTTTAAGTTCATATATCACCTTAAGTTCTTGTGAAGGTCATTGATACGGAAGTAAGAGTGTTAGCAATGGTAACGTCTTGAGGTGTCTGAGCCACATCTACAAAAGTAATTGAAGTAACGTAAGGAATCTTGGCAGCGCCACCGTCATCAACTTGAAGCACCTGTGGATTATAAACAACGTCTACAAAAGAACCACTGACACTTAGAGGGCCAGCATTACCGGTGTATTCCATATACGGTCGATATGGACCAAAGACAACAGTGCCATCTGGAATCAATTCCAATACTGGACGCCAACCATCTGCTGCTACGCGAACGGTTGCTTTTGTAATGCCACCTGTAGAGCCAGTATTACCGCGAGCCATTGCGTTAGCTACGTTAGCTGAGGAGGTCTCTTGCAGGATTGTGTTCTGTCCTGTGCCGGTACCGAGGTCAGCACCAGGCCATGTTTCAAACACACCCGTGTTAGGTCGACTGTTAGTACCTACAGCCAACAGACGGTAGATCAAGTCGTTATATTCGTTACCTTCAGCTAAACCGAATGCGGTATAATCGACACCAGCGTAAGGATCAACGTTAGCACCTTTCAATGATCGGATAACTAACTTCCATGGTAATGATACGCCAGCTTCTTCCTTGACCATGATGTTGAATTGTTCTTTAGAAGAACCAGCCACTGGGTAAGGTCCATTACCTTTAACGCCATACATGGCACCGGCTTTATAAATGTCATTCCAACTGAGATTATTTCGGGTGATCTCTTTACAAACAAAAAGATACTTGCCTTTGTAGATAAACTTCATCCATGTATTATCTACTTCTCTGTTAACTGTACCGGCAGTGAATCCTAGAGCTGTGGAAAGTTCCCAACCAGCAAATAGTTCAGTAGACGACAAAGTACCAAAGTAACCAATCTCACTGTTGCCCTTTCTTAGACTTTTATTTCCAGGGCCAGAGTCAGGAAAATAAGTTTGTCCTTTGTTAACTCCTGACGCTATTAGGATCTCAAACATAGTTTTTTCTCCGGTTGAATGAAATACATAAAATAAACATAGGGCTACCCCGAAGGGTAGCCATTATGCTGTTTATGCTTGACGGAAGCTTTCTACCGAACTGAACATTTCTTCAGGGATAGTTGGAAGTTCTGCAAGTGTGGTTGCTTGTGCGATTTGATCTTTCAGTACCCAAGCAACTTGATAACCTTCCGTAACACGTAGGAAGGTGGTATCAGCCAGAGTAACAAACTCTTCCGCTGTTAGGTTAACGGTAACGTTTTCATACACACGGAAAGCGACAGGGAGTTCTTTACCAGCTTCAATTGCTTCTTTGGCAATTACACGAATAGAACTGATATTCTGTCGATCGGTGGTACGGATTTGAACGTGGTAAGTGTTGCCACCAAAATCGTAAGGAAACCCCTTATCGAACTGTGCAATACGGAACGATTCGATTTGTGCTAACAGTCCGGCCTTAGCAGTTGCCAGATTAGCCATTACTTCGGCTTCGCTGTAACTACGTGCATCATAGGTGCGATACCAATTACCGTCACGCAGTTCTGGTTTGCCTTCAATAACAATATCTGCTTGTGGAACAGATACGTCCAGAACAACTTCATAACCAAAATCAAACAGGTCGTCAGAGTCGATAACAGATGGAAAAATCGTGCCAGTGACACGAGTAGACAGATCAGACAAATACAGTGGGTATTCACCAGTGTCGGAGCAGATCAGTCGGGTAGTACGGTTGACAGTAGTCATGTGAATTCCTTTGGGTGTAGATGGTTCATACAATCAACATAGGGCTCTCCCTGAGGAGAGCCATTATGTAAGGTTACGCAGCAGTCTGAGCACCTACGGCACCGATCAGTACTGGAGAAGCACCACCGACAACCAAGAAGGTTACGACGTTAATACCAGCCTGATAGGTCGGAGCAACACCACCGTTCCAGATCAAGTTTGCAGCCGTTACAGCCACACCGTTGATTTGGAAGCTGATTGCTGCAGTCGAACCACGTACCAAGAGAACCAAGGTAGTAGTGCGGTTAGCAGCAGGCAGGTTAGTGAAGTTGATTGTCTTAGCGACAGCACCTGCAGTGTTCGTGATGTCCAGCAACTGAGTTGTAGCGGCATTGAACACTTGTGTAGCAGTAGCTGCCGAAACAGCAACCGAGGCTACGTCGTAGCTATCGAAAGCAACCCAGTCAGTAGCAGTACGCAGATACTTCTTCGCATCGGCTGGTGCACTGATACCGGTGTATTCGACCCAGTTAGCATTCTGACCAGAACGCAGGTAGGTTTTACCAGCGGTGGTCGGAGCTTCACTGATACCCGAAGCAGGGATCACCAATTCTTTCCACTTAGGAGCAGAATCTGCCGTTTCGTATACACGAACGTAGTTCTTGTTGTCCTTAGTAGACAGGTCAGCGATAGTCGATGGGATTACGATCTCAACCCAAGTACCAACAGGTTGACCAACTGCACGACGACGTCCGTAGACTTTGTTATCATCAGTTGGTTCGGCGATTGTAACAGGGAACTGAATCTCTACCCATTCACCAATCGTAGTTTCACCGGCTTTCAGTTGACGACCGTATACCTTCCCGCTTTCGAGGGACGGAACTTCATCAACTGGCAGCGGTACCCAAGTATTACCCAGACGTACAACTTTACCGAGGTTAGGCAGAGGTGAGTTTACATCACCAGCAACCAGACGACCCATCTGCAACCAACCACTCGACGGATCTTTGTAGAACGTATCGAATGTGTTGTTAACAGCCCAATCACCAGCACGACCGTAGTCTGGAGTAGGTTCGGATACGCCGTTAGGCAGAACCAGCCACAGAGAACCACGCTCACCAGTATTACCGGTGTTACCTTTCAGACCAGTTTTACCGATAGGACCTTCTGGACCAACAGGGCCACGTACAGGACCAGCATTGAACCACTCTGTAGCACCACCAACAGGGTTGACGCCGTACAGATAGAGATCAGAACCGACCAAGTAGCCATCACCTGGGTTACCAGTAGGATGGGCGGCGATCAGAGCAGCTTCAGTAGCGTAGGAACCTAGGATCGAGATCGACTTACCAGCCGGACCTTCAATACCTTGAATACCGTCTTCACCTTGCTCACCACGAATGTAGATACCTGGGTTATAAACACCAGCATCATTCACTTGGTAAAGTTTACCGTCTTCCTGAACATAGTAAGCATCGCCTTCTTCCAGCGTACCAGGTACTGGCAGATCTGCAAGCAGAGCTACTTCACCTTTGATGTTAATACTAACACCTTGCTTACCATCAGGACCTACACCACCAACATCACCCTTGTCACCTTTGAACTGACCGAGGTCAACCCAAGCTGTACCGATGTACATGTACAGGTGGCTATCAGCAAGGGAAGTCCACGCATCCTGTTGTGCAGGAGTTGGGAGAGCTTGGATAGCAGCAAGATCTGCCTTAGAACCAAGTACGGTGACGTTACGGCCATCAGTACCATTCGTCCCGTTGGTGCCGTCTTGACCATCTGCGCCTTTCAGCGAAGCGATGAATTCAGCCTCAGTCTTACCTGCGTTACCTGGGAGTTCCAAGTAAGTTTGATAAGCCGATTTACCCTCGGTGCCGTTTGTACCATCAACCCCATCTGTACCCTTGAGGGATGCCAACCACGCAGCTTCGTTACCTACGAAGCCAGCATCAACTGCTACCTGATAAGCGGACTTACCATTAGTACCATCCGCGCCACGGAAAGGACCAGCATCGATGTAAGCATCGGTAACGTAGATGTGCAGGTGACCCGTATCGAGTGCTACCCATGCATCTTGGTCAACTGGATCTGGAAGAGCCTGAATTGCAGCCAGGTTAGCTTGGCTACCATTGACTTGCAGATTACGACCATCCTTACCATCAACCCCGTCGGTACCGTTAGTACCATCGGTCCCATGCAAAGATGCGATCCATTGTGCCTCAGTACCAACAAAACCTAGTTCAACAGCAGTCTCGTATGCCGAAGCACCATTCAGAGAACCGAAGTTTACGTAGTCAGAGTTAGCTGGAGTGGTTTCATCAACGATCCAGATGTAGAGGTCACGATTAACGTAGTAAGCTTCAACTGGGTTACCTGGGCGTGGGAGTTCCGATACATCAGTCAGACGACCTTTGATTTCGAATGCCAGGGCAGGATCACCTTTCTCACCAGTATCTCCTTTCAGAGAAGCCAGCCATTGAACTTCTGTACCCACGAAACCAGCAGCAACTGCCACTTCGTAAGCCGACTTACCGTCAGGACCGATGTTGCCATCAGTACCATTCGTGCCGTTAATACCATCGGTACCGTCTTCACCTTTAGGACCACGCATAGCTTCTAAGAACTGTGCCTCGGTACCTACGTTACCTTGATCCAACCAGGTCTGATAAACAGACTTACCAACAGGACCAGGAACACCGATGTCTACCCACTTACGAGTAGGTTGTTCAACCAGAGTCCACAACGAGCTGCGCCATACGTAAGTATCACCAGCTTTGAAGTTGACGTCTAGTGGAAGTTCCGAAACATCAGGCCATTGACCCAGATAGTTCAGACCACGACCTTCAGGACCTTGGATCGAATTCGACTTAACCCAAATCGTACCGTTCCAGACATGCAGGAAAGTATCAACTAGATAGGCATCACCCACCAGGGATTCGTTTAGATCGATAATCTCTTGAAACTGCTCTTGGGAAATAGTGTCAATGACATTAATGCCTTGACCCATCTCACCTTTGTCGCCTTTCAGCGATGCCAACCAAGTAGCTTCATCACCAACAAAGCCACCGGCTACGGCTACTTCATAGGCAGACTTACCGTTTACGCCATCAACGCCATTGATACCGTCTTCACCCTTAACACCTTTAAGAGATGCTAAGAACTCCGCTTCGGTCTTACCAGCATTACCCGGTTGGGTAAGCCAGAGGTCATAAGCAGATTCACCACCAGTACCCTTCAGCGAAGCAAGCCATTGCGTCTCAGTACCTACGAACCCGCCATCAACAGCAACTTCATAAGCTGATTTTCCATCAATGCCTTTCAGAGATTCTAGCCACTGAGCTTGAGAACCAACGTAGCCAGCAGCAACGGCCAGTTCGTACGCAGACTTACCTGCTGCACCATCATTGCCGTCTGTACCGTTAGTACCATCAGAACCTTCTAGAGATTCGAGGAACTGTGCTTCAGAACCAGTATTACCTGCAGCGAGCCACAATTGGTAAGAAGACTGGCCTTTCAACGAGGCTAGCCATTCTACTTCTGTACCAGTGAAGCCAGCAGCCTTAGCTACTTCGAAGGCGTTCTTACCTTCAAGCGATTTCAACCAGGAGGCTTCGTCAACAATCGTTGGGTCTGCTTCTTTAGCAACCTCATACGCTGACTTACCTTCCAGGGAAACCAGGAACTCTGCTTCTGTACCTACGAAACCATTCGCGAGAGCGGCTTCATATGCGGATTCACCAGTAGCACCTTTGATTGCTTCTAGGTAATCATCCATTGTCTTATCGACGTTAGCAGGAATTGCCTGCCATACTTCGAAAGCGGATTTACCATCAGGGCCAATCTCACCGTCAATACCGGTGTCGCCCTTTTCGCCTTTGATGGAAAGGAGCCATTCGTCCTCAGTACCAACAAAGCCATTGTCCAGTGCAGTTTGATATGCAGACTTACCCACTAGGGTTTTCAAGAAGTCTGCTTCGGTACCAACAAAACCGGTATCGAGTGCAATGTCGTAGATCGACTTGCCTGGACCACCGTCTTCACCTTTAGGGCCTTTGAGAGATGCAATGAATGCTACCTCATCACCAACGAACCCAAGCTCAACAGCGATCTGATAAGCTGACTTACCTTCGAGGGATGCCAACCATTCGTCTACAGTGCCCACGAAGCCGTTCTGGACAGCGATCTCGTAAGCGGATAGACCTGCGTTATTGCGGATCTTGGAAACTAACAGACGATAGTTCTTGTAAGAACCATCTGTTTCCATGCGGATAACTTCCAGGAATTCTTCACCACTGATAGTCAGTAGTGAGTCCATCCCCGAGATCATACCTTTCTTATCTGACTCTGCCATCGCGATGTTTCCTTTAAAGAGAGCCTTAGTAAAATCAACCGGTCGTCTTACTAAAACTTAAATAAGACTCATACAGTAGGTTAAAAAATACTGAGACGGCATAAGGGAACCCGAAGGTTCCCGAATGTTTTTAAGCGGCTACAACACCAGCATCCAGCTTCCAATCTCCATTGCCGTCTTTGGTAAAACCAATGTCGGTTAAGAGAGCAAGCATGGCTGCAGCTGTGGCGAACTTAGCATCGTCAGTACCAGCGATCAGTTCTGCACCAGTAGCTTTTACTGGAACAGCAACTGGATCAGGCAGTTGACCAGCTGGAACTTTACCGCCAACCAAAGAAGCTACCGAGGTACCTACTTCATCAGCGTCAAGCTTAGCTGTTAATGCGTCGTCTAAACCAGTTACACCACTAGTAGGGATAGCTGGGATTTCGCCTACTGGAATTTTACCAGCAGTCAGTGTTGCGACCTTGGTACCGATGTCCGCAGTTTTCAGCGTATCGGCAAGTGCTTCAGTTAATCCTGTAACGTCAGCAACAGCAACTTCGAAAGTTGCCAATTTATCATCGATCAATTGGTTCACAGCAGCGGTACTTAAACCACCGACCAGAGAACCACCAGCAGTGACACCATCATGCACGTAAACGAGCTTAGCGGTTAGGTCAACGAAGAGCGAGCCTTCAGCGCCTACCCAAGCAGCAGCTTGTGCAGTAGTGCCACGTTTTAGTTGAATGATCATTGTTAGTTCCTTCTATGGAAATGTATTGCTTATGGCGTTACGCGACCTTCATCAAAGATGATGTCTTTCATATCGCTGGTATACCGAATGCCTGGAAGAGCCAGAAGCACTTTCATCACTTCGGTAGTTGTGCGCGAACGCAACAGGTAACGAGAGAACTCGGTCTGTTGTGGACCCGACACAGGTTTGTCAGCGTCAGGAGTATCATCGACGTTTTCCAAACCTACAGATGCAGGAGTGAGTTGTTGAAACACACCTACACCGTTTTCGTCTGCTGTGAGAACCTGACCCACTTTAAGTGGATCTGGTTTGTACAGTGCATCAAGAGCTTGAACCCATTCGGCTTCAGTTCCTGTGAATTCACCTACACGTACAGCAGTCTGGTAAGCGGATTCGCCAACCAATGAGGCAAGCCATTGCGCTTCAGTTCCGACAAAGCCATTATCAACAGCCAAGTCAAATGCAGTTTTACCTACACGGAGTTTCGAAGCCAATGTACGATAGTTCTTATACGAACCATCCGGCAGTAGCCGAACAACTTCTACGAATTCATCACCGCTGAGACTCAGCAAAGTGTCAAACCCAGAAATCATGTTTTTGTTTGGTACGCTAGTGTCAGCCATGGCTAGATCCTTTTGTTACATAGAGTTGTCAACCCCGATGGGCGGCAACTTTGGATTCGAACAGTTTCATGATTGCACCGACCGTCAATGCAGTCTTCTTATCACGAGCGTAGAAAATACCGACGTTTGCTTCTGCTTGTTGTGGGAACAACTGTGCACCAATTGCCGACGGATTAGCCAGCAGGAATTTCTTAGCAGTGCCTGCGCCAAAGAAATGGGCAGCGTACAATTCCGTATCAGTCGGTTCACGCCCTAATGCACTGCGGAGAATGCGAGCGTTGTCTTTAAGCAGTTCGGCACCCATCAAGGCATTAGCCCGAGGGTCAAGACGCAGACTGCGACCAGCATCGTCTTTAAGACCATACATCGCATTAGTTTGCGCTAGGATGTCATCCCAGGTTTTGTTCAGATGTTGGAACCAACCTGTAGCGGAAGACGTAGATGCCTTGACCGTGTAATCGAAGTTAGATTCGATCGATGCAAAGGTTGCCAATACGACTGGACTTATACCTGTAATTTTCCCAACAGCCTCAAGGGTCGGCATAGCTGCAGAGCGTGACCGATTAGCCTTAGGCATTGGAATGCTATCAAGGATAGAACTTTGTTTGATAGCCAACGCATTAAGCGTGTCATTACCAGCAATGCCGTCTGCTGCCAGGTTAGTAGCTTTTTGGAAAGCATACACAGCGTCATACGTAGCTTGACCAAACTGTCCATCAGGTGTGAGTTTGTAGCCTTTACGTACCAATGCTTCCTGCAACGAGCGAACTACTTCGCCGGTGGCGCCTTTCTTTAATGCAGCCATGATTATTCCTCAGACGTGTTCGAGTTCTCGGATAGCGCCAGTTTCCATCAACCGGTGATCACCATCTTCCAGGTAACGGGTGTATGGATTTGCTTCTACCACTTCGACAATAACGTCGGTTTCCCCAAAGTAAGCGTAACTACCGGTCATTGCTTTTAAGCGATAAACGAAGGTTTCTTCTTTGTTATTGATAACGACTGTCGAGAATGAAATGTCATCTGGTCCGAAAGACATCTTACGGCTTCGATTGATTTCATTAGCGATACTGGCTGGTGTAGGAAGTCCTACGATTTTGATTCGGGTGCTCGTACCCAACGCCTTTGCATGTGCCAGATCCAAACGACGATATACGAAGAATTCTTTTAGCCCAGTAAGGCGATTAGTCATCTCAATAAAAGTTCGTCCTGGAATGGCAGGCAGTGGGGCAAAGAACATGTCTTCAAAGCTGACTTGATTCGGTTTGTAGCTCCGTTTCAAGTCTCGATTCACCTGCTCTACGAGCGCGTCGCGAGAAGGCATGTCATACGGGAAACGATCTGTTGTGATCATGTTTAAACCTCAGTCCTGTGGTTACAAAGTTGATTAACCCACATAGCATAATAAAGTCCGCCCCATAACGGGACGGACAGTATATTTTTATTGACCCGCAATGAGCAATTTCGCAATTTCAAACAGCCCTGCAATCAAGACTTTAAACACATCCGTGACACCAGCCGCAGCCTCACCTTCCAGTTTGGCAACGCTACCTGCAAAGCCCAAACCTGCCAGCACAGCTAGAACAGCCATGGACAGTACTAGGAACTTATAACTATCTTTCTTACGCAGAGGAGTAAACTCTTTAGCAAAGATAGTGTCCTGTTTATCGCTTGGACCACGATAGATAGCAGCAATAGCTTCTGCACCAGTTGTTGCGGTTGTTAAAGCAGTATCCCCGGATAACACCAGTTCGCTGTTTAAGTAACCAATCAACATTACCGCAGTGGGATGTGTAGAAATAGGACTTCGATCAATCTCATTGAGAATTTCCGAGATTTTCATTTGGCTTCTCCAAACCACGATGTTTGTTTACCCACTCACGTGATTTGCGCACTTGCTTGTTACACAAGTTTAGTGCGTCAGTTTGTAGGAGCCAGTGATCGGACATCAACAGGTAGCGAGCTTCCCAGTCCGTCATTTTACCGACCACACGATAACGCTGTGGAGCGTTAATAATGTCGTCAGCAGTTGGTGCGGGAGAAACGTAACACTCAGCGGTTAACACCGACGGTAGAGCAGCCGACACCACGTTCTGGGGCAGCTGCGCAGTAGTGCTCGTGCATCCGGTTAGCCATGATACTAATACGAGCAGCATCACCAATAGGATCAGCGTTTTCGGTGGTGGGCCTAGTTTCATTTGTCTTTGGCCGCGTTGCAACCGGTACCTTAGGCTTGTCCACATGGGGGACGGGTGCCGGGTTGGTTGCCATGTTAATGTACTCATCAATCACTCCTTCACGTGACTGTTGCATCTCTTCCTTCACATCTTCTTTTTCCGTAACAAATCCAGTAACAACTTTGTCCGAGATGGTTGCGGACTCGTCTTTATATTTCACTGTCTCCGTCAATACACTGTTCTCGACTTTTATGCCGCCAACTTGTTCTGTGCGTTGATCGTATTTGTTCCAGAGTACTATACTTACTCCTACGGACGCGATAAGCGCCCCGATAAGGAGCCATTCAAACCATTGCAGACCTTTGAAAAAATTCATCGTCTCTTACCTCGTCTCCGCTTTTTGCGATCCTTCTTGACCTTGATCTTCTTGATAGGTTCAGCGGGCATCACCCTTGGCGTTATGTGTTCGGCGCAATATAAACCGATTGCGCACGCATCGACACTGTGTTCGTCTAGTTCTTCTAGATTTACGTTCCACTTAATGCCTTTACGTTTTCTCATTGCACGACGTACGTCTTCCTTATCAGTTCCTTTAATGCGTTCCATACCAGCATTGATCTTTGCAGTAGAAGGATCAACTTGGAACAAAGGCATGAAAGGGTCGTACATATACACAGCACTACGAACCATCGCAACGCACTCTACGAGCGCTGCGAAGGCAGTAGCGAAACGTCCCAGGTAGTTAGCCTCCACGATTACCGCATGTGGCTTGTGTGTTCTCACGAGATCTAGAACAGCATCTCCGAGTTGCATCAAGCGTATTACACGATTACCGTGGAGATCACCCAACTCCGAATACATCGGGCAGGTATCCTTCAAATGGACAGTGAAGGATTCATCGATCATAACTTCCGAACCATCTAGCTGATCCAGCAGAATTGCCACACCTAAATGCGAGGAGCCAGGGTCGAGAGACAGAATCTTAAACGGTTCCGAATTCGCTGGCATCTTAAGCATAATTAGACCTTAGCAAACTCTGCAACGTTCAGCGCTTGGTCACCCAGCATTGGCTCAGAAGCACCAATATCGTAAACCATGGTTAGGCCGTTAGAGTTGTAAGCGATTGGATGGTTGGTTGCAACGTGTACGGAAATCTGTGCACCGATAACTTCGTTGTAGTCCAAGCTACCGCCACCACCCGCAGGACCTGGTACGAGCTTATCGACACCAGTAACCAGACCGACTTCCGAGATAACTGGCGAACGAGTCGAACCAGTACGGATACGGTGAGCGTTTACGATTTCAGCAATGACTTCTTTGGTCCACTTAACTTCTACGATAGCAGAAGCAGAGATATACTTAGGAGACCCCACAACAACACCAGTGTTTGGAATAGCTGGCGGAGTAGGGTTCAAGTCTTCCAGAGTCGGAACATATGGGCGGGTTACTTCAACACCGTTGATGATCTCAACTTCAAGCAACTGTGGAATAACAGCAGAGATGTTAATCCGGTAAGCGTAGTAGGCGTAGTACGGTTTGCCTTTGTGCGTCTCAGGTGTACGCAGTGCATACCGCTCACGTTCCAGAGAAGTAAAGTCGTCTGTGACTTCACGCAATGCAAATGGAATATGGTTGTAGAGACCGTTGTGGTTAGTGCGGTGTGGACGAACATCAGTTTCATCCGAACCATCATCAGCAACAACAGTGTAGTGACCTTTGTTACCAATAACCAGATAACGGAAATTCAGTGACTGCGCATCTGTGGGCATCACGTTGTTCTGTACGTTGAACTTTTGGTTCAGCGTGGTATTCTTCATCAGGGCATTCTTTTGAGGCAACCCAAGGAATTTGTACGTTTGTAACAGAGCACCAATAGCGGTACGAGTTACGTTAACAACTTGTTGGTCTAAGATCGACATTTCGATCTCCTTGTTCGTTAGGGCATTGTAGTATTAAGTAAAAGCGTACTTTTACATTAGGGCAGTTACAGGCGCTTGTGTCATAACACATACCCATAGCTGACCTTCCTTTGAAGGCTTGATCTGATGGATCTGCGAAAGGCAGAAATAGATACCTTCACCTTTATTCAAAGTGACAGCATTTCCATCCAAGTAAATTGTCTGATTATCCATCAATGCATAAGCGCAGACTTTGCCACAGAGATGAGCGTAAGGAACCCAATACGTCATCACATCTAGGAAACCCTTACGAGCAGGGATATCCAAGAACCAGAGTTGTTTAGCTTTCTGGGTTTGTTTCTCTGGTAGGATTTTGCGAACTGTAGACCGTTGGGCGTGAGTCCAGCTAAACCACTTAGAGTAGTTGTAGATACTGAGAGCGCTGGCATCGTTCTTGCCTTGTCTCCGGCGAGCACCATACGAATCGGAGAAAGACACTTCGTCTTTAAGCTCACGTAGTTCGGTTACTTCTGTTTCTGAAAGCGTGTGCAGACGTGTGTACATGTCTACTCCTTAAGCGTACAAGAAAATGATTACATAACGTTTGTGTTTGACAGGGGGAACTGCATGTGGCTCCGACTTCCGAGGGAACACCATTCCTTTACCTGGAACATCGACAAAGAATTCGTCCATGACCGTGCAGCCATCTCCGTTATTGGACAGCGCTACAACCATGTTGTATTGGTACTCAGCCAAGTCAATATGCTCTGGCATTCCCGTACCAACCTCATAACGGTTAACGCAAACTTCCTCTAGAAAAGCCTTAGGAATAGACGGAGCTAAGTCCCAAAGCAATTCACGGAGTTCCTTAGGCATCTGGTTGTGTCCCAAGAACCCATAGTCGCACTCAGACACCCCTTTAGTCGGGATAGAGTTGATCTTTGAGCGTTGGTACCAGTAAGCAGGTGGAAGGGCCTCTAGGGCCCCCACAATGGCTTCAGCTAAATCAGCCGAAAACACGTCCACCGGAGATCTCTCTTGGGCCAAGGGCTTCGTGTAGACCACCTTCGTATTTTTCGTTTTCTCGATCTGCAAGTTCTTCATTGCTAATGTAAATGAAGTCGGGTGAGTCACGATAAAATTCCTTAGTAGATGCGTTCACTTCTTTACAGAGATTGATGTATGACAACATCTCTTGCAGTTCAGGTAGTTCAACCCCTGCTTTCTCAGCAAGGATAGCCAAAGCACGACCCACGACGTTAACTTGTTCGACCACTGGGTATTGCTTAGTGATCTTAGTTGACATTGCCGTGTCAGCCTGTGCCTCGTAATAAGGCTGTGGACCTTCATTCTTATTCTGAACAATGTAGTCAGGATATTTCCCAACCACTTTATCATTCAGCATGTCGAATTGATCCTCGACGTATTCAATGTGGTCATGCCCACCCAAAGTAGCTGGATCGTTATAATTGATCGCAGCGATAAACGCACCGTTTACTTTGTTGAACATCAAGAGCGCACGAATGCGCTCACCACTTGTCAGATCCCCTAGGACGGTTGTATTGTACATGTTGTTTCCTCTTAGCCCCAGAGTGGAATCCAGGTGCCGTTAGATTTGATGTAAGCTTTAAGTAACGTAAAGACAACGTCAGGTGTCGGGTTGTTCACGTACGTACCAATTGCAATCGTGTTATCTGGATAACCACCGAACACAACGTTCGCTGTATTCAACAGAGCGGCTTGTGATGTGTAGTTACCAAGTGATACATAGCGACGACGACTAGCGTTGTACGGAGCCAGAATATCGGACCAACGACGCCAATTCGAATCACCACACAGAGCCCAGTTCCATGTATCTAAGCCAATGCCGGCACCGTTACCACCCATTTGTGTATGTGGGAAACCACCTACCACAATATCCTTAGGATCAAGATTCAGTGTAACGTCATTACGCAAAGTGTTTGGATCACGGGCGGCGAACAACGAAGCATTGCTGGCTACGTCAGTCCACAGATACTTAGCAGTAAAGGCATTATCGATCTCTGCACGTGTCCAGCTACCAACCATCGCCGCAGTAGTGCCATGCGGGTTGTTGTAGTTAGTGACGTGTGCATTGAGTTCTGGTAGAGGCCCTGTGTTCAAAATACGGTACATACCACCAATCGGCATATAATGCGAAGCATCATTCCGGTCAGCGACCTGCTGAGCTGTAGCCAGTGACCAGTTATTGATCTGCCCTAGTCCAGCTTTGTATTTATCCGTAGCGTGTGGGTTGTTAAAGTCACCCAGGTGAGCAGAAACTTTAATAGCGTAAGCATCGATGGCGTCTCGTCCTTTCTGAACGTAAATGTCACCGTAGTCTTTAGTTGCTTGTCGAATGGCGGTCGAACCAGCTTTCCATGCCTTAGCAATCCGATCGATCTCTGTAACAGTAGTTTCCATTCCGTACAGCTGCCAGTATTTGTGCATGTGGTCTTCCGGCACGTATGCCGTCGGCTTACCGATAATGTCTTCCCATTTCAATGAGAAGTTATCTTCACGCAGTGCTTCCATCAAAGCTTTTAGTTCAGCTACCGAGATGGCAAAGTTACCACCCACAGCTTGATACTGAACAGTCAAGGGTGACACAACGGCTGTGTTCGTAACAACGATCATGCCCATAACTTCTTTACCGGTTAATCCGGAGAGGTCATCGTAATGATAGGTTGTTTTGAAGTCAGTAGTTGGGAGCAATAAACGTCCTGTCGCATCTCGAACAACTAAGCTCTGTGAATAGAAAGCACCATGACCTAATACACAAACCCGATTCGTTTTATTAGGCACACGAATCAAGGGATGTGTTTCACCTACCCGTCGGTTGACGAATGCGGTACCCGTTAAGTCTAACGGTAGAAATGTTAACCTGGCCATTAGGCGCCTCCGGCACTTGAGATCCAACCACCGCCACCTGTATAAACAAGGATAGTGGTGAAACGTGTATTAGCCCATTGGACAGAACCGTTACCGTTGAAAGATGGTTGTGAACGGTTCCAGTGGCAGTACAGCAAAGAACCGACTGGGTAACCGATCATTGTAGCGTTAGCTGTGGAGATCGCTTGAGCATAGCTAGAAAACTCGCCCTGCATCACTGTGATCCGTGTTGACGGACGTACTTCACGTGCAACCACTTCTGAGATTGGCTGCCAATATCCATCAGGTTTCAGAACCTGTGCGTTTGGCGACAAACCTGCAATATAAGGGCGTGCCCAAATTTGGAAAGGGTACATGCCGATAGTCAAGTTGTTGGTATGGTTATTCTCTTGAACGATTGGTCGTAACGAATCAGCGGTCTGTCCATAAACCAACGCGGTTTTATCCATCGTTGCGTTCATGTCAGTGTAGAGGTTAGCTTTGTCATTCATCTGTGCAACAGAATACATGCTCAACTGAGTCAGTGTGTTCTGGTGTGGGTTGAATGTATTGCTGATATGCTCTTGCAGAATTGGTGTGAAGTTGGCATCCAATGCTTGTCCGATGGACCATGGCGTTGCATAGATTTCCATCAACGTACCGTTGGTAAGACGAGCTTGCGTCAACGTTGCAGTAGGGGCATTGAATACGTTAGCCAACCCGATGTTACCTTTCCAATCACGGTGTGGGTTAGCCGAGTCAGCGATGTGCGCAGTTAAGCGCGCTTCCACTGCATCCAGTTCACCTTCAATGATTTTCATCTGAGCATCAAAGTCGATGTAAACACCGTCTAATACTTGCTGAACTTTCTTACCGAATGCAACAGACATCCGCTTAAGTACCAGAACCGTAGGTGTAAAGCCGTACAGCTCCCATAGAGCGTGCATATGCCCAGTCGTAGGGAAACGGTCAGGTTTGCCTGTCAGGTTGTTGTAATGCACTTTGCGGGTGTTGTTGAGCAAGCCCATAGCCATCTGATCGATAGCCTTAGCAACCTTCTCATAACCACCACCGACCATTTGTGCATCAACGTAAATCCGAGAGGCTACCTTTTTGTTGGTAATCACAATCACGGATACAACAGTGCGGGCAGTCTTATCTACCACGTCGGTATTAAACCCAACGAGTTGATAATCAATCCCTTCTTTCAACACGTGTCCTGATTCATCGATGATGTACAGATCGTTCGTATAAAAGTAACCATGGTCCAAGACTACACAACGGTAGTCGAGATCATAAAGCGCAGACATGTCGTGCATCTCTGCTCGTGTCCGATTACGCAGGTCGGTACCTGTCCAATCAATTGGAAACTTGTGTAGTAGTGGAGTCATCTCTTTTACCTTAAGCCATGATCCAACCAGATGGGGTCATAACAAATGCATAGTCTTGGTTAACGTCGTAATGCGTGTTACCGTTACCCCAACCTTGTTGTACCGCTACCAGACATCGAGCAAAGACTGTACTACCAACGGGTTCGTACGGATACGTAGAGCGCACCATGTTCATTGCAACGTTTGGATCGTAGGTGTTCACAGACATCGCATTAAAAGTGGCGGCTGCTTCGGTAACATACTCAGCCATGATATCGGTAACGCGAGACCAACGACGATCGCCACGCATAACAGCACCAGCTTCTAGCGGGCCAGCACCCATCTTACCTGCTTGCAAAATCCCGTTAGGGAAATAAGCTGTTGATAAGTTCTTCCGTAACATACCCACGTATTCATCGTAGCTCCGCCATGCCCCTTGATAGAAGATGGTCCGAGCATTAGGGATAGTTGTTCCCTTAGGATGCTTGCTAGCGATAATGGTGTTCGCTTGTTCTTTACTGTGCGAGTTTAACTGCACGTAACTAACGTTGTGTGGGTTTGCCGGTTTCAGATCAACGTGGGCTTTCAAAGGTTTGGAGGCACGCTCATCACTGATTTGCCATGCCAAAGCAGGTGTCATGTAAAGATCATCGGACGCGATAGCCAAAGCTTGTGTCAGGTTAGCAACCGGAAGGTTCCTCAACAGACCCAGTTGAACTTTCTCAGCATCGGTAAGGTGAGGGTTTGCTTTGTCATCGATGTGTCGCTGCAAGCGATCATTGAACCGACCTAAGAAAACATCTAATCGATCACGGATCTTATCACGCAATTCATCTTCGGCATTATCACTACCGATCATCATTCGACGAGAGATAGTTTCCAGTTCGTTGTTCATTGGCTGGTAGGTATCGAGACCCCAGCGCTTCTGTACCAGTTCACCTGGAGCCCAAATTGGTTCAGTACCATTAAAGTCTGCCCATTCTGGAACATGTCCCGGTGTTGCATTGTAGTAGTTGATATAATCTTCGACCACAGTAAAACTGAAAGCTACGTCGCCACCGACCATTTGTGCAGATGTATACACCACACCTTCGATAGCGTGGTTAATGAAAACAATCGCACTACAAACTTCACGGCCAGTGCGATCACTGATCAATGGATGCTTGTATGTGCAGATGTAATCTACGTTGGGTCTTAGTGGTTCGTAGTTTGCATCGAAGACCTTGAATCCCTTCGTATAAAAACCACCATGGAAGAGGGTGATGATTTTATACGGGAAACCATCAAGATCTACCAGTAGGTGTTCTTCGCTACCGA